CGGCGCGGGCGGCGGCGTCGGCGGCGTCGGCGGCGTCGGCGGCGCGGGCGGCGTCGGCGGCGGCGTAAGCGGCGTAGGCGGCGGCGTAGGCGGCGGCGTCGCCGGCGCGGGCGGCGGCGTCGGCGGCGTAGGCGGCGTCGGCGCGAGCGTCAAGCAGCGCATCACGCGCAGCCAAGGCCGATTTTCGATCCACGATCGGGGCGAGCTCGTCGATCGCTGCCGCGATCTTGGCCCAGCCGCGCGCGCGAGCCTGCGCGAGCCGACACACTCGGAGCCCCCAGTCAGTCAGGGCGAGTGCTCGGCTCTGTCGCTTTGCGGGGTCTGCGCTGCCGATCAGCGCGCGCGAGACGGGCTCGAGCGCTGCGGTACGTGCCGCGTCGCTCGGCCAGGCGCTCGCGTCGTTGACGCGCCGAACGAACGCGGCGAGTACTGGACACGCGCAGGCCGGGTGATCGCTGTGGCGCTCGCCCGCGAGGTACGCGGTCAGCTCCATGGCGCACAGGCCTTCGGTGGGGCTCTCGTGCGAGCCTCGGGTCAGGATGATGGGGGCGGGTAGAGGTGGGGTGCTCACACGCCCCGAGCCCGCACGCTCGCCCCGGCGAAGGGGTGCGTTACGGGCAGGCTCGGGCGGTGGGGTGGTCAGCGTCTCGCGGCGAGTCGCACGGCGTCCTCGATCTCGCCGATCATCTCGCGGCGCTCGTTCTTTCCGAGCGCGACCAGCCGCTGACAGAGGTTCGTATCCGCCCAGTTGTCGATCGTGTCACCCCAGATGCCGAGCGTGCCGTGGTCGTCGCGTGCGAGCGTCACGCGACCGATGTGCGTACCATCAAGAGCGATGTCGGCGTCGACCGATCCGGCCAGGCCGATGGTGGTCGCGGTGTCGCGGTCGGTGATGGTGGCGGTAATGGTCTCGGTGGTCATCGTGTCGTTTCTCCGGGGCGGTGCAGCGATGCGCTGCTCTCCCGCCCACGTCTCTATCCTAGCAGCGTCCGCGGACATGACAAGGGCTCGGACAAGAAAAATCGACGTCACTCGAGCGGGAACACCGGCGCGGACACGAGCGACACGATCCGGGGCGACTCCGCCGCCCAGTCGATCCCGTACCCGTGAGACGCGGCATACGCCACGAGCTTGGCCTCGCCGCGCGGCTTGTCGACGTAGGCGTGCGGGTAGGTGATCCTCGGGTCGGGGCGATCCAGGAGCAGGTGGACGCCGCTCACGGGCGGGGGCAGCGGCTTCGGCGGGGGCGGGGGCATGTGCCGCGCCACGAGCGGCAGGCCTACATGGACGCACCATCGCGCACACGCGCTCGCTGACCACGCGCGATCCTCGGGCCACTCGCGCGCATCCCACGGCAAGCTCGCGAGTTGCCCGGGCGACGCTGGCGAGGGCTTTTCGCCGCATAAATCGGGGCGAGTAATATCCCAGATTGATCGACCGATCTTGAAAGCCGCGTGATACACGCTCGTTAGCGAGAACTTGCCGCTGGCCACGGTTTTAGCGGTCTTGTAGTCGGTTTGCAGGATCGGGAACTGGTACAGCATGATTTCGACCGTAGCACTTTTTTTGGCGATGATCTGGATCGTTCGCTGTGCTGTAGTCGGAAGGCGGCGAGATCGTGTAATGTAGACTACTAGGATCTAGGGGATTTTCTCGTAGACGTCGTCGTCAGTTCAGATCTTGTCCATAAAAAGTAGGGTCCCGCTGCACGCCGCGACCGAGTCCAGCGCGAGCCGCGCCAAGCTTCGTCGCGTGCTACACTTGACGAGCCGTGGCCGACCCGACAGCCCCCGTCATCGATTCCGAAGCCCTGCGGCTGCTGCTGCTCAACGACACCCCGCAGCACGTGATCGCGACCAAGTTCGGGGTCGATCGGCGGACCGTCCGAAGGCAGATTCAGCGGGAGCGGGCCGTGTACGGGCCCAAATGGCCCTTGAGCTGTCCAGCGGCCCCGACCGCCAAGCAAGCGGCCAAGGCCGCGGTCGTCGAGGCCGTGAGCCACCTCGAGCCCCCGGCCGAGGACGCGACCCCGGACGAGCTGGAGGCCTATGCCCTGCGCGTGTGGGTGGCGGAGTCACAGGTCGGCCGAGGCGCGGACCGGATCGCGGCCGCGGGCAAGATCGTCGAGCTCGCGCGCGAGCGCCGCTCGAGGCACGACCCGGCCGCCGATGCCCCCGACCCGGTCGAGGCCGCGGCCGAGGTCCTGCGCGCGATCGAGCTCGCCACGGAAAACGTTGAGGACGTGCCGATTTCTTCTTGACGATGTCCGCGGCTTGAGCTAGGATAAGGACATGGAAACGACCGCCGCACCCGCCGCCGCGACCTGCCCTACGAACGAGACCGAGACCCGGTGGGATGGCGCCCCGATCTACTCCCTGACCGGCTTCGCCTACCACGGCCGGTGCGACTACACGAGCACCCGCACGTGGCACTTCGTCGCCGGTGTCGCGGTCTGCCGCGAGTGCGAGCACTCGCCCTGGCCGAGCTGCGCGGCCTGAGCCCGGCCGGGGCCCCGCCCCCGCGCACCTTCTGAGCCCACCACCACCGGAGCCACGACCATGACCAAGAACAAGAACAAGTGTTGGAACAGCGGCGCGCGCGTGATGCTGTCCGTTGGCGAAGCCCTTGCGGGCCGCACCCGCTGCTCGCGGTGCGGTCGCGTGCTCAAGGTCCGCGTTCCGTCCGGTGTGGACGAGGCGACGCTCCCCACTCACAACGAGGTGAAGCCGTGACCGGCCTCGACGCTTTCGCGGCCCAGCTGGCCGACGCGATCGACGGCGTCCTCGAGGAGGTCGCCGGCGCCATCGAGCTCGGCATCGACGACGGCCGGCGCGGACGGATGACGTTCTCGCTCCGGTGCGAACACGACTACCGGATCGGACACGAGATCGGTAGTATAAGGACATGCCCGCCACCGAGACCGTCACCGCCCGCCGCGCCATCACGGTCGGGTCCCGCCCCCACGCCGAGTTGACCGAGGTCACACCGATCCCGCGCGAGCGCGAGCTCGAGGCCGAGATCGACGCGTGGCTCAAGGCCGGCGCGCCGGTTGCCACAGCCCGGCCCGTGCGCGCGTCGCGGCCGCTCGCCGCCGCGTTCGCGCGCATGACCGCACTCTCGGACCGGACCATGCGCGAGATCCGCGACCTGGCCGATCGGACCGCGCGCGAGCGCGAGGCCGAGCACGAGCGCGTGTGCCGCAGGATCGAGCGCGTGGCTGAGGCCGCGTTCGTGACTTTGCTCGCGATCGGGTTCTTGATCTGGGCCTTGTAATGTCCGCGGCATAAGCTAGGATATGGACATGGAAACGATCAAGACGACCGCGACGCGCCTGACCCTTCGCGACAAGCTCTCGGGCGGGCAGATCTTTCTCATCACGCGCGACGGCGTCGTGACGGGCGCCATGGGTTGCGAGCCCGATCGCTACCTCGGCAAGAGCATCGACCGCGCGCGGCACATCGCCCGATACGGTGGGCGGTGACCGCTCGCATCGCCCTCGCCGCGGCCCTGCTCGGGGGCTGCGGCGCGCCCCGGCCGATCGCGGTGCACGTCGCTGACGAGCGCGAGACCCCGGCCGAGGTCGAGCACGATGCCTGGGGCCCGCTGTTGCCCGAGGCCGTGCTCGAGGCGTGTGCCGCGCTCGACCTCGACTGCTACCGCACCGAGACCACCGAGCGCTGGGGCGTGGTGCGGCTGCGCCTCGTCGACGACGCGGGCGAGGGGATCTCGGGCAAGACCGAGGGCCGGGGCTGGTGTCGCAAGGCCGCGCGCGTCGAGGTCCGCCCGCTAACGATCGCGCACGAGATCGGGCACGTGTTTCTGCTCGAACACGACGACGACCCCGCCAACATCATGCACGGGAGCCGGCTCGGGCGCGATCCGAATGCCACGTTCGACGCCGACCAGATCGAGGCCGTGCACGAGAGCGCAGCGCGCTTCACACGAGGATGTCTATGAGTAAGCTCACACTAGCCCAGGCCAAGCGCCAGATCGAGTTGCTCGAGGCCGACGTCAAGATGTGGCGCGAACGCGCCGAGGCGCCCGAGCACGCGGCCGAAGTCTTCGCCGCGGACGCGCGCAAGATCCTTGACTGGGTCCCGCCCCGGCCGCGCTATGGCGGGCGCCCGGCCCAGGTCGCGACCGAGTCGCTGATCGACGCCCTCTACCAGGTCGAGGCCGAGCGATGGGATGAGCACCACGTGCGCGCCGTGTTCGAGCTGTGCGAGCTCGCGGGCATGCGCCCGGCCTCGGCGACGCCCGAGGACATCGCCGAGGCCGCGGAGTCGCTCGCGTTCAAGTACCGGCGCCGGTAGCCGATGGGTCGGGCATGACCCCGACGAAGCACGCCTTGATCGCGGCCCGCTGCGCCCGCGCCCGCATCCTCGCCCGAGCCGCGGCCGCGGCCTTGCTCGAGATCGAGCGGTCGATTGTTCTTGCACATGTCCGCGGCATGCAGTAGGTTAGGGACATGGCAACGACGACGACCGCGACCGAGACCACCACCCTGACCGCCACGCTCGCAAACCGCTACGGCGTCACCGTGCTGACCGCCCCGGCAGAGGCGATCGAATGGGCCGCTGAGCACATTGCCGACACGATCGGCGCGTCGGCAGCTGCAGCGGCCTGGCGCAAGGCGAACGCCCGCCGCGCGCGGGCTGGCCTCTACACCTCGATCCCGGCGTACGGCTCGAAGCTCTGGGGTGCGTTCTAGTGGCACGGCGGGCCCCGTGGATGGCGGAGGTCGAAGCAGCGCGCTCGGCCCCCGCCGGGCATCCGAACGTGTTCGGGGTCTTTGTGTGGCGCGCCGACGGTGTCTATCGCAAGGCAGACGCCGTCCGGGTGTTCAAGCGCCGAGCAGCGGCCGAGCGCGTGGTCGACGCGGCGTTCGCCGAGGACTGCAACACGCCCCTGGTCGTGCGCGAGGTCAGCGGCTAGACCTTGACGGCGGCGTGGTCTGCCGACGTGCTGTGAGGGCCTCGGCCGGCCCCCGGGTCGATTGTTCTTGCACATGTCCGCGGCGTGCAGTAGGCTAGGGACATGGCAACGACTTCGACCGCGACCGAAACCCCCATCGCCGAGATCCGCTTCGGCGCCGGGTGCATCACCGTGCAAAAGCGCTCGCGCGTCATCGACGGCGTGCTTTGCCGCTTCCGTGGCTCGGACATGTTCGACTATGCCGCGGGCGAGACGGCCGAGCAGGCCGCGAAGCGGGTCGCGCGGATCTTCGTCGCCCGGCTCGGCGGCGAGGTCGCGGTGCGTCGCACGCTCCGCCGCATCGATGGCGGGTGTGAGCTCCCAAACCCCACCTTCACCCGCTTCGGCTGGACCCGCGAGACCAGAGGCCGCGGCGAGGTCTCGGTCATCCCTGACGTCTACCTCGTGTTCTAGGGGGATCCCCGGCCCCGGGTAGCCTGTGCTACCCTGGGGCGTGGCCTCGACGCGCCGACCGATCCAGCTCTCAGGTGTCGTCGAGACGCGCGGCTCGCAGCTGCTGCGCTTCGGTGACGTGATCCGCATCACGATCCCGAACGTGATCGAGGGCCCGCCCGGGCCCCAGGGGGAGCCCGGCGAGGACGGATCCGGCGGCGGGGACGTGGCCACGCACGCGGCCTTGACCTCGGGCGTGCACGGGATCACGACCTTCGGTGCAACCATCATCGCGGCCCTCGACGCAGCCGCGGCTCGCGCCGCCCTCGGGCTGGCGACTGTCGCGTCGAGCGCTAGCGCGGCCGATCTCACGACCGGGACGCTTCCGTTCGCACGCCTCGCCACGGGCTCGACGGGGTCGACGGTCTGCATCGGCAACGATGCGCGGCTGAGCGACGCGCGAGCCCCGACCGCGCACACGCACGTGATGGTCGACGTGACCGACATCACGGCGGCCGGTCGCGCGATCCTCGACGATGCCGACGCCGCGGCGCAGCGCACAACGCTCGGCCTTGGCACGGCCGCGACCACGGCCGCGAGCGCGTACGAGGCCGCGGGCGGGATCGCGACCCACGCCGCGGTGACTTCGGCCGTGCACGGGATCTCGGCCTTCGGCGCGACGCTCGTCGATGACGCGGACGCGTCCGCGGCCCGCACGACGCTCGGCCTTGTCGCGGTCGCGAGCTCGGGCTCGGCCGCCGATCTCACGACCGGGACCCTGCCGTTCGCGCGCCTCGCCACGGGCTCGACGGGCACGACGGTCTGCGTCGGCAACGACGCGCGCCTGAGCGACGCGCGAACCCCGACGAGTCACGCGACGGCGCACGTCACGGGCGGCGGCGACGTGATCGCGAACTTCACCGCGTCCGCGTCCGGGCTCGTGCCGCTCAGCGGCGGCGGCACGTCGAACTTCTTGCGCGCGGATGGGACATGGGTCGCGCCCGGTGGCGGGGGCGGGGCCGCGACGCAACTCGACGCGAACGGGACCACGCTTGACGTGGACGCGATCGCCGACGGCGAGTTCTTGCGCCGCAGCGGTACGAGCGTGGTCTCGGTCGCGCTCGCGAGCGTGGCGGCGAGCGGGGCGATCACCGATCTCCAGTTCGCGGCCGGGCCTCGATTCGCCGGCAAGACGACCGCCGGCGCGGGCGCGGCCGCCGAGCTCACCGCGGCGCAGCTCGCATCCGCGATCGCAGCCATGACCCACGCGCAAGTCCAGACGAGGGCCTATCACCGATGATCACGCTATCCGCAACGACCGACACGATCGCGCTTGTGCTTGCCTCGGGCTCGGCCACGACCGTGCAGTGCACGGCGTTCTGGGCCGACCAGACCGCAACCGATTTCACGGCCGGGCGCACGCGCATCAACTCGAACGGCACCACGCCGGTGACGATCGTCGGGAGCCCGGCCGCGAGCACGCAGCGCAGCGTCGAAATGATCTCGGTGTTCAACACCGACGCAGCCGCGCAAACGGTCACGATCTCGTTCAGCGACAACGCGACGCTTGCTCGCATGTGGTCGGGCACGCTCGCGCCCGCCGAATCGTGCGTGTATCATCATGGAGCGGGATGGAAGCGATACAACGCCGCTGGTGCTGAGCAGACGATCAACGGCGCCGCGCAGGCCGACGTGCAACCCTTCACCACGCCGGGCTCGCCGACGTGGACGAAGCCCACGACGTTCTCGCCGACGTTCGTGCGCGTCGTGCTGTTCGGCGGTGGCGGTGGCGGTGGCGGTGGCGCGTCGCAGACCGGCGGTGTCGTGCGCACGGGCGGGTGCGGGGGCGGGGGCGGTGCTCGGGTCGAGCGCTGGTATCGAGCGTCCGAACTCGGCCCGACCGAGCCCGTCACGGTCGGCGCCTCGGGCGTCGCCGGTGTCGGAAACACCGGCGCGGACGGGACCGCGGGCGCGGCCGGGGGCACGAGCCAGTTCTCGAGCGGCACCAACCTCGCCCAAGCCTTCGGCGGCGGTGGCGGGCAGCTCGGAGACAACGCGGCCACGGCCGGCGGCGGTGGCGGTGGCGGTGGCGCCGGTGCGGTGGGCGCCGTGGGCACGGCCTCGGCCGGCGCAGGCGGCGGGCCGGGTACACCAGCGACCCCGAGCGGGGGCTGCGGCGGCAACGGCGGAGCCTCTGCCACGGCCGCGATCTCGGCGGAGAGCGGGGGCGGGGGCGGGGGCGGGCACACGAGCGTGCCAGCCAACGGTGCCGGCGGCGGATCCTTGTTCGGCGGGGGCGGCGGTGGCTGCGGTGGCGGGGCGACCGTGACCCCGGCCCTGATCGCGCCCACGGCCGGCGGCGCCTCGGGCGTGATCGCGGCCGGTACCGGCGGGGCCGCGGGCACGGGCGGCGTATCGCCGACCGCTGGCTCGGCGGGCGCCGATGGCAGTGCAGCGCGCGGCGGTGCAGGTGGCGGTGGCGGCGGCGGCACGATCACGACCGGCACCAACGGCGGCAACGGCGGGGCTGGCGGATCCCACGGCGGTGGCGGTGGCGGTGGCGGGGTCGGCGAAGGCGCGGGCAACCGCGGCGGCAACGGCGGCTCAGGCGGCTCCGGCGCGGTCTACGTGTTCACGTGGTGACGCGGCCTGCATCCGCCGCGTACGGGTACACGCCCGCAACCTCGCGCAGACCCGCGGCCGTGATCAGCACGCGGCGCGCACCCTCGTGCAGCGGGAGGATGGTCACCATCCCACGCTTGGCGAGCCGCGCCAGTCGGAGATAGCCGGCCGCGTGGCCGCGGTCCGTCTCGAGCGCGCGGACGATGGAGAGGACCGACGGCGCCCCCGAGATCGAGCGGGCGGCGAGGTGAGTCAGAACGCGGGCTTGCTTGGTGCTGAGCATGATCCTGATATGCACCCTTCTACGTTTCGACGCCAGCTGCTTTACAAAGCGGGGTTTGCGCGCATGCCGGGTCATGACGCGCGCGCGGAATCGCGCTAGACTCGTGGCGTGACCCCCAAGCAGAAAACCGCAATCGCCGCGCTCGTGTGCGCGGCCATCGTCGCGATCTCGGCCATGTTCGCGCCGAACGTCGTGTGCCAGCCCGATCCGCAGCTGATCGAGGATGCGCTCGGGGGCGAGGTCGAGAGCTCCGGCGCGGCGCCCGGCCCTGACCTCGGCGGGTCCGGGAGCTCGAGCGGGTGAACACCAACGGCGGCACCAAGTGCCCGCGTTGTGGCGACTTCCACGGCTCGGGCCCGGTGAGCCTCGCGCGATGCGAGGCCGCGCAGCGCCGAGCTGCGTCCGCGGACGCGATCACCAAGGTCGACGCCGCGCCCAAGCGCGAGGGCAAGGTCGATCGCCATGGCTGACCCGGTCTGCCCCATGTGCGGGCGCACTGTCGCCCCGATCGGCCCCGTCCCTGATCCGTGCCCGACCTGTGAGGAAAGCGGATGGCTGTGACTCGCGTTCTTCGCATCGATCGGATCGCGCTCGACTGGGGCGACGCCCCGTCCTCGCCCGGCCATGCGCGCGCCGTCAAGACGCCCGAGGGCTACCTCGACGTCGACGCGTACCTCGCCCGTGACGGCTTGCTCGAGTACTCGGATGGGCGCTCGACCTGGCTCGAGTTTCGCCCGCGCGACGAGCTCGAGGCCGCGGCCGATTCGTGGCGCCACGCGCCCGTGACCGACGATCACCCGCCCGTGATGGTCGACGCCACGAACGCGCGCGAGTACTCGCGCGGCGTCGTGATCTCCGAGCCGCGGATCGTCGACGTCGACGGCGTCGCGTACCTGGCCGCGCGCCTGCGCGTGACCGATGCCGGGCTGATCGACAAGATCCTCGGCGGCCAACACGAGCTCTCGATCGGATTCCTCGCCGACGTACACCCCGAGCCCGGGGCGGCCCCGGGCGGCCAGCGTTACGACGCCGTGCAGCGGGCGCTCGCCGGCAATCACGTCGCCAGCGTTGAGCGGGGCCGCGCTGGCCCGGCCGTGCGCGTGCTGCTCGATTCCGCGCGCGATTCCGCGGAGTCGTGCTACTCTACCCAAGTCAAGCCCGATCATGAGGTCCCACCCGTGAGCAAGCCCACACTCGACTCTGCACGCGCCACCCGCGTGATCAAGCTCCCGGCGGGCACCAAGATGGACGCGGTCAAGGCGTGGTGCGATCACGCACAGTCCAAGATCTCGACCGCGCTCGCCGACGAGGTCGGGATCCCGACCACCAAGGCGCTGCTCGTCGGCCCCGACGGTACCGAGATGGAGGTCGCGACCTGGATCGCGGCCCTCGTCGCCGAGGCTCTCGATGCACGCAAGGCGGGCGGAGCCGCGGCGGCTCCCGCCATGGCCGAGGGCGAAATGCCCGAGGCGCCTGAGGACGCCGCTGGTGAGCCCGCGATGCCCCCCGACGACGAGGACAAGGACAAGAAGATGCCATCGATGACGCCCGACCAGATCACCGCCCTCGTGCGCCGACGCGGTCGGCTCGAGCGGCTCAGCGCCGCGGCCGGGCTCCCGACCTCGGTCATCGACTCCGCCGACGATCAGGCGCTCGCGCGGGCGTACGTCGCCCACGTGCTGCCCCATGCCAAGGCGCGCGCCGACGCGGCCGATGGCGCGGTGCTCGACGCCCTCGTCGAGGTCGCGAGCTCGACCCCGGCCCCGGTGTCGATCAACCCGTTCGAGGTCGCGCACAAGACCGACGCGGCCGACGATGACGATCCGATCGTCGAGGCGTACGCGGCCCACCTCTCGCGCTGATCAGGAGCACGACCATGCAAGGCACCTACGCACTCCAGATGACGCCCGCGATCGCGGGCATGCCCCTTCTCGCCCCGCGAGTCTCGCGGCCGCGGCAGCTCGCTCGACAAGCGCAGGTGTTGTCGCTGACGATCACCGCCGGCGCGGGTACCGATCCCGTCGCGCTGACGATCACCGATCTGCAGTCGGGCCAGGCGTGGGCACTGCCCAGCGTCACCGGCAGCGCGAACGAGGCGACCCTCGGCGCGGCGATCCGGGCCGCGGTCGCAGCCAACCCCAAGTGGAACTCGCTCGTGACCGTCGCGGCCACGACCGAGGTCGACGGCTCCAACCTCGTGCTTGCCTTCACCGCGCGGCACGCCAATCGCTCGTACTCGATCACGCGCGTCGGCGGCCCCGATGGCGCGGCCGCGACCTCGACCTCGACCGTGACCACGGCCGCGGGCGGGGCCGGGCTCGCGTTCGGTCAGCTCGTCGCACGCGGCACCGCCGACGACGAGTTCGCGGCCATGACCTCGACCACCACGGTCGAACAGATCGCCGGGATGCTGTTCCGCTCGGATGCGAATCACTTTCACGCGCTCCCGTCCGACTTCGGCGACGAGCTGACCACGGATTCGGATCTGTGCCTGCGCGGGCACCACTACCCGATCGCCGAGGATGGCGAGTTCTGGATCACCGTGACCGAGGCCGTGACCCCGGCGTCGCGCGTATACGTGCGCGTCGAGGGCTCGAGCATCGGCGACTGGGGCGACACCCCGGCCGGCACGGCGCAAACCCTCACCGTGACCCCGGTCGTCAACCGAGCGATCTACGGGTTCTCGTTCGGCGTCGTGTCCAACGGGCGCCGGTATCAGATCGAGGCCGTCTATCATCCGACCGACGCGACCACGTCGATCGCCGACGCGTGCGCGGGCCTGTTCGATGCGGTCACCGCGGACATCGCCGCGAATGGTCTCGCCGCGGTCCTCGTGCCGACCGACAACACCACGACCCTGACGATCGCCGCGTCGGCCGGTGTGCTCGTCGACGAGCCCTCGGTTCACATCTGGTCGGATGACACCGAGGCCGCGACCGCGACCGCGACCGTCAGCGCAGCAGACGTCGACATGCTCGACGTCTCGAGCATCTGCCGCTACACGAGCACCGCCGCGGCCGGGGCACTCGCCAAGGTCAAGCTGCAGATGCAGCCGTGAAGGACACCGCCATGAAGTACCCCAAGCAAATCCTCGATGCGGCTCTCGCGATGGCGCGAGCCGACGGCGCCGCGATCAAGGCGTTCGCGCAGTCCCTCGCGGGTCTCGGGCGTTGCGACGCAAGCCTCGCCCCGATCTGGGCCGAGAAGCTGCGCCACGTGTTCCCCAAGATCGTCGAGACGCTCTACCCGGATCTGCCCGTCGCGGCCGGTCAGGTGCTCCCGATCGACGGCTCGGTCGACCCGGCCGATCTGGTCTGGGAGTATTACATGGTGGACTCGGGCGCGCAGATGAATTGGATCGACGACGACGGGTCGATCATGGATTCGGCATACGTCAAGGCCTCGCGCTACACCGGCGTGATGGCCGAGTTCGGCGGCGGGTACGAGTACACGATCTTCGAGCTCGAGCGCGCGGCTAAAGCCGGCATGGCCTTGAACACGATCAAGGCGGGCGCGGTCAAGCGCGCGCACGATGAGTTCGTGCAACGCAAGTGGCTGTTCGGCGACATGGCCAAGAACATGCCCGGGCTGCTCACGCACCCGAACATCCCGCAGTCGCTCGCGGCGCTCGGCGTCGGCGGCCGGCACTGGTCGGTCAAGACTGGCGACGAGCTGATCACCGACGTGCTCGCGCTCGTCGACACGATCCCGGTGCAGTCGATCGAGCAGCACCACGCCGCGATCGTGTACATGCCATTCGGCATGATCCGGCGCTTGCGTTCGCTCTACATCGGCAGCACGGCCGACGGCGCCGTGTCGTTCTGGGATCGCCTGCTCAAGCTCTATTCGGGCGACGACACCGGCCAGGGCAAGGTGAGCTTCCGCGGCCTGAACGAGTGCCAGGCCTCGCGGCGACCGACCCCGGATCCGTTCCCGTTCGGCGGCGACCTCATGTTTGCGCTACCCAATGCGAACTCCGACGAGCTCGCGTTCATCCGCGCCCGCGGCCTGACCCAGCGCCCGCCGCAGGAGCAGGATTTCAAGGTCAAGATCGTGTCGCACGCCAAGATCGGCGGCGTCAAGGTCGTGCGGCCCCTGGCCGCGCACATCGTCGTGTTTGGCGCCCAGCCGTAACGCGCACCCTGCCGAGCACTCGCCCCGTAGGCCGCAAGGCCACGGGGCTTCGGCGGTGAAAACGACCCGCGTCGAGCTGTACCCCTCGCCGCGGGTCTTCGCGTTGAACAACCCGAGGATCCCATGGCCGACAAGCCCCAGCCCCCGCCGTTCGTGTTCGTCGACAACTCGAGCGAGCGCATGATCATCCTACGCCGCACGATCGACCCGCACACCCAGGAGTCGACGATGGTCGGCCGCGGACTCAACTACGTGCGCGCCGACTACGTCGACGCAAACCGCGACGCGATGGGCGGCCTCGGGCTGCGCGTCGTCGACCCGACCACCTACGCCGAAGGCGAGGTTGCCGAGGTGCTGCGCCGCGGCACGAGCCGGCAGGCGTTCAGCGAGTGGGGCAAGCGCGAGAAGCGGGCCACCGTCATCGCCAAGATCAAGGCGCGGCTGAACGGCGCGCAGCCCGAGCCACAGCCCACAGACGCAGACGGATCCGCGGGCTGGGGTTGATCCATGGCGTACGCGAGCGACGCAGACTTGACCGCGCGTGTGCCGTCGACAGCGACCGGCGCGACGGCGGCTCAGCGCGCGCTCGCCCTGTCCGACGCAGAGGCCATGATCAGCGACGAGCTGTTCGCCGACCGCACGATCCGGGCGCAGTGTTTCCTCGCCGCCCACTACCTCGCGCTCAACCCCGCCACGACCGTCGGCTCGGGCGAGGGCGGGATCGTGGCGTCGCGTGCCGCTGGCGCGATCTCGGTGTCGTACGCGGTGCCGACGATCCCCGCGGGCTGGGATCCGTCCCTGGCGTCGACATCATTCGGGCGGGCGTTCCTCTCGATCGCTAGCACCGTCTGCCCGGGGATCGTGGTCGCATGAGCGAGATCAGCGAGACCCTCGAGCGCATGCTCGCGAAACTCGACCGGCTCGACGAGCGGTTCGGGGATCTGCGCGTGGACATGGCCGCGCTACGCGGTGACATCGCCAACGTGCGCGGGCTCGTCGACGGCGTGCACGTGCGCGCCGAGAAGATCGAGCTCGAGAACGCAGCGATCGTGCTGCGCCTGCGCGCCCTCGAGGATCACAACGCCGAAGAACGCGGCGCGCAGAGTCGCCGCACCGCGGTCTCGCTCGGCGCCGCAGCGGGCGGCGGCGGGGCCGTGGCGGCGCTCGCCGAAGTCCTCCGCACATTCATCGCCATGCCGTGAGGGACACCATGCACAAGATCATTCACCCCATCGTCATCCTGTTCGCGCTCGTCTGCGGGTGCTTCGTCGAGGACTTCGACACGGGCGCGTTCGGATCGAGCTCGAGTTCTGGCGCCGGCGCGACCGAGACGAGCAGCAGCACGACCGAGACCGAGGCCGCCGAGGCCGAGCACGCCTACGCCTGCCGCCCTCTCGAGGATGCGCCACCATCGATCGACGGGTTCGAGGTCGACCTCAGCACGACCGAGGACGGATGCCCGCCCACGTTCTGTATGAGCTTCTCGACGTTCTGCGTCTGCAAGTGCAGCCCCCTGCACCCGCATGACGGCACGGAGTCCTGCTGCGTCACTCCCGGCAATAGCCAAGCCACGAGCGGATCGGGCACGTGTGGCGGCGGCGCGGGCGGTGTCCTGACGCGGTGTCGCTGGAACGGGCGGCAGGTCGAGGGCGAGCCGGTCGGCACGGCCCTGCCCGAGACATGCGAGAACGGCAACTATACGTGTCCCGCGGGATACGTGCCCGAGCCGGTCGAACCCAAGAGGCGCCCGAAGTGCAGCGCAGAGTGTGGCGGGTCGTGCACGGGTCCTGGCAAGGCGTCCTGTTGGACCTCGCAGGGTTCGTGCACCGCCGGCGGCGGGTATAGCATCTGACCCATGCCGATCTTCGTCCCACGCGAGTTTGCAGACGCCGCTCGAGCTGACGCCAAGGCGTTGGCCGAGCGCGCGCTCGATGGCGTGTTCGGTCTGATCCAGGGCTCGATCATGCGGCGGCAATCGTACGCCTTCGCGCACGAGCAAGCGCTGTTCCACGGCGCGATGGCGAAGGCGCTGCGCGATACCCCGATCAAGATCTTCGGTAAGGCCCGCAAGATCCGACGGCACGCGCGCGAGTGCATGCGGTGGACGGCGAAGGCGTCGGCTCGCGATCCACGGCTCGCGCAGGCGTGTGGCCTGTACGATCAGATCTGCGAGGACGCATGACCGTCGAGGTCCGCGACCTGGGGATCGGCAAGCTCAAGGCCGACACCGAGACGCTGCAGCGGCAGCGCGTCACCGTGGGTTATCAGGGCCCGACGGGCCAGTCCAAGCACCCGCACGCGAACGCGAGCGTGGCGCAGGTCGCCGCGTGGCAAGAGTTCGGCACGCCGGGCAGCGACGATCGCCAGTACGACATGCCGCGCGGGCACATACCATCGCGGCCGTTCGTGCGGACGGGGCTCGCGAAATATTCAAACGAGATCGCGGACGCGATCAAGAACGCGTTTCGTCGGCTGCTCAGCGGCGACGCGTCGGTCGACGAGGCGCAGGCCGGCGTTGGCGAGCGCATGGTCGAGGCCGTGCAGCAGTCGATCCTCGACGCGCGTAGCTGGGCCAAGCCCTTGGCCGGCGCCACGATCAAGTCCAAGGGGCACGACGACCCGCTGATCGAAAGCGGCGCGCTGTATGACGCGACGTCGTACGCCGTGCGCGATGGGGACAAGATCTTGCGCACGGGCGGTGCCAAGTGATCGACGTCCGCGCCTTGATCGGGGACATCCCGACGACCACGATCACGCTGCGCTCGTTCGGCGCGGCGACGGCCGACGCGTTCGGCGAGACGCTGTCGAGCTCGGCCGACACGACGATCACCGCCGTGGTGCATCCCACGAACAAGCGCTCGCGCATGCGCGGGCCCGAAGCCGACTACGCGCGCGAAACGATCACGATCTACGTGCTCGACGTCGACGCCTTCGACACGGTCCGCGCCACGCCGGCGCCCGACGTCGTCTATCAGGGCCGCGTGTACTCGGTCGCCGCGGTCGAGGACTACGCAGCGCTCGGCGGCGTGCTCATGGCCGAGGCCGAGCTGCGAGACGAGGTCGCGCCGTGACCACGCGCGCCGTCCACATCGAACGACTACAGGCCGGGCTCGTCGCGCTGATCCGCGAGATCGTGCCGGCCGCGACCGTGGTATGGGCGCCGTCCGAGTTCCCGCGCGGGGCTGCGGCCGACCTGATCGTCGCGTGCCGCTTGCTCGCCGGTCCCGACGATGACCCGATGGGCGGGGCCGCGGCCGTGCCGTGCGTGCTCCCGTTGACCGCGACGCTGACGATCAACGCCGCGACCGTGGGCGAGTCGATCGCCCTGCACGCGAGCGGGCGCCGGTTCGAGTACGTGATCCAAGCGCTCGACGACGTCGAGGTCGTGCGAGATGGGCTGCTCGCGGCGATCGCTGCCGCACCGGGCTCGCTCGTCGACGCGACGTTCGCCGCGAGCTCGACGAACGTAATCACGATTGCGGCGCTCGAACTCGGCGATCTCTATCAGCTGCGCGTGCGGCAGAGCACGCCGGGTCTCGCGACCCTCACGACCCTCACGACCGGGGCGGGGCTGGCGCAGTCGGTCGACGTCCGAGCGTGGGTCGAGCTGCAGGCGTTCAGCACGAACCGCGCACCGCGCGCCGGTGCCCCCGCTGCGCTCGCGCAGATCCTCGGGCGCCGCAACCTGCCGATCGCCACGGCCATCATGGAGCGGTACGGCCTCGCGTGGACGGGCGCCCCGGGCCGCGTGGTGAGCCTCGACGCGCTCTCGGGCCCGGCCTGGCAGAGCCGTTCAGCCGTGACCCTGTACGTCTCGCAGGTTGGCCTCACGGTCGAGCCGGTCGGCGCGATTACGCGCGCCCGTGCTACACTGCAGGCACGAGGGGCGACGACCGCACCGATCACGATTCCGCTTGACGTCGACACCGAGGGGTGATCCATGCCGTCCCAGTCCATCAGCAACTACGTCACGATCTCGGTCTTGCTCGAGGGCCAGGGCACCGCGCCCGCGGGCTTCGGCACGCCGATCTTCGTCTCCGATCACACCGTCACGGCGAACCGGCTCGACGGCCCCTACACCTCGCTCGCCGCGATGGTCACGGCGGGCTTCGTCAGCACGACCGCCGAGTACGCGTGGGCGACGGCCGTGTTCTCGCAGCAGCCGCGTGTGCGGTCGGTCTACATCGGCCGGCGCGACGTCGGTGACGCGAACCTCGCCGCGAGCCTCGACGCGATCCTCGCGGTCGATCCTGGGGCGTGGTACGCGATCAACATCGAGAGCCGCACCGCGGCCGACATCGCAGCGCTGGCGGCGTGGGTCGAGGCCGCGAGCTTCCCCAAGATCGCGATCGCGCAGAGCAATGACGCGTCGCTGCTCGCGAACGAGGGCCCGAGCTTCTCGGCGCTGTTCGAGGGCACCGTCGCCGACGGTACCTATATCCTCACGTTCACGGGCTTCGGGCTCGGCGCGCCGGTCACCGTCACGACCACGCGCACCGCGGGTACGCCCGCGACGCTCGCCCTCGTCGGCGACGCCTTCCGTACGCAGCTCACGACCCAGTTCGGCACGAACCTCGCGGGCGTGCTCGCGGCTGCGCCCGGCGGCACGGGGGCGACGGTCACGTTTCGCATCCTGCCCGGGCTCGCGAGCGGCACCGTCGTCGCGAGTGGCACCGCCGTCGCGAGTACGGCCGACCTCACGGTCACGACGACCGACGCGGCGATCGGCGATACGCTGTTCCGGTTGCAGTACACCCGCACCGCGTTGATCTACCACGCCAGCGATTCCGAGTACCTCGATGCCGCTTGGACGTCGCGGTGCCTGAGCTTCGACCTCGACACGCAGAAGGGCGGATGGTCGTTCAAGCGCGTGGCCGGGATCTCGGGCGACAACTTGACCGACGTGCAGGTCACGGCGCTGCGCGCCAAGAACGTGAACTATTTCGCGCCCGCGGTCATGTCGAGCGGCGTCGCGGTGCAGGCGTTCACCGTCCAGGGGTGGATGCCGAGCGGTGCGGCCGCAGCGGGCCGGCGCATCGACATCACGACGTCGCTCGACTGGCTGCGCGCGCGGCTCGAGGAAGCGACGATCAACGTCAACCTCCGCGATCCGCAAGACGTGCCGTTTACCGACGCGGGCATCAATCGCTATTACACCGCGTGGGCCGGCGTGCTGCAGATCGGCGTTTCGGCCGGTCACCTCGTCGACTTCGTCGTACCCGAGGGCGAGGATCTCGAGGGGACGAAAACGCCGTACCTCGACGTACCACAGCTCGCCGAGACCACCACGACCCAGCGACAGGCGCGGACCTTGAGCGCGACCGGACTCGTCTACCTGCGATCCTCGATCGAAGCCGTCGCGCTCGCCATCGAGGCGCGCCAGTAAAGGACCACCCATGGCTGAGCTCCGGCAATACTCCCCGCTCAAGGTCGTTGGGACCTGGGTCATCCCGATCCCGCCCGGGACGATCGACATCCTCGAGGGCGCCGTCAGCACCGGCGATTTCGCGGTGATCGAGACCGACTCGGACGCGTGGACCCGCGAGGTCGATCTCGCGGGCAACGCCACGCGCGTCCGCAACTACAACGGTGGCGGACGAATCCGCGTCACGCTGAGCGCGTCGAGCCCGACGAACACCAAGCTGAGCGCGGCGGCTGCGGCCGATGCGATCAGCGAGAACGTCGTGGGCGCTCTCGTGTTGCGCGACCTCAACGGAAACACCATCGTCGAATGCGATGGCGCGTTCCTCGTCGACATCCCAGACTTCTCGTTCGGCAGCGAACGCGGATCGCGGACGTGGACGTGGGAGTGCGCCGCGATTCGGCCGGTGCTCGGAGGCCACGATCTCGCATGAGCACCGAGGCAAAAGACCCGACCGCGGCTGAGATCTACGCGAAGGCGTTGCTCGCGTTCGCGGCCGACCTGCGCGCCGTCGACCTCAAGCCGAGCACGGTGCAGCACAAGCTCGACGGCGTGATGTACACGTCGACGAAGCTGCCCGCGCGCGTCGGGCTTGAGCTCTTGCCGCGGATCACCACGCTGCTCGGCGCGGGCATGCTGCGGCTTGTCGCCACCGGCGAGGGCGAGGGCTTGTCGGTCGACCGGCTCGCCGCGGCGCTCGTCGCCACCGCCGATCGAGCGCTGCGCGATGGCCTCGTGCCGCTCGTGCTCGAGCTGCTCGCGAACACGCAGTGCGGGGCGCTGCGCGACGGCGGCGAGGGCAAGTTCACGCCCGACCGATTCGACAGCCACTTCGCAGGCGACTACCTGCACTTGCTCAAGGTCTGCGCGCTCGTGCTCGCGCACAACTTCCGGGGCCCTACCTTCGGCTCCCACTAGCCGAGTGGGAGCCGCAGAGCAAGGCCGGTAAGGGGTCGAACAAGGGCATCGGCTTCGCCAACCTCCCGCCGCTGATCGGCAACCTCTGCATCCGCCCCGACGGGGGCCCCGACGTCGCGATGTTCTACGCCCTGGCCACGACGCTCTCGCTCGACGACGCCTACGATCTCGCCGAGGTCGACGTGGTCTCGCGGTCGTGGCGTGACGCGGCGCAGGCGAACGCCGAGGCCGCACCGCAGCAGCACAAGAAGCGCGGGAGGGCCCGGTAATGGCCGACGTGATCGCAGAGTTCATCGCGGCGCTGACGTTCAAGGCCGACACGCGCGAGGTGACCGAGGCCGAGAAAACGGCCAAGGAAGCGGCCGAGCGCAGCGCCGCCGCGTGGCAGAAGTTCGGCGGCGTGATCGCGGGCGTCGGCAAGGCCGCGCTTGGGGCCGCGGGCGGATTGCTCGCGCTCGTCGAGCGGTCGGCCGCGTCGGCCGCGAACATCGACGACATGAGTCGGCGCCTCGGCATCGGCACGACCGAGCTGCAGCGCCTGAGCTTCGCGGCGACGCAAGCGGGGTCCGGGCCCGAGGCGCTCGGTACCGCGATCAAGGTGCTGAACAAGCAGATCGACGATGCGCGCAAGGGCACCGGCCCCGCCGCGGAGGCGTTCGCCAAGCTCGGGATCTCGATCGAGTCGTTGAACGGCAAGAGCGCCGAGCAGCAGCTCGGGATCCTCGCCGACGGGATCAGCCAGGTCGACGACCCCGCAACCCGCACCGCGCTCGCGCTCGACCTGCTCGGGCGCGGCGGCCTCGAGCTGCTGCCGGCGCTCGCCGACGGCGCGGCGGGGCTCAAGGCGATGGGCGACGAGGCCGAGCGCTCGGGGCTCGTGCTGCGCGAGGACGCGATCGCGGCCGCGGCCGAGTTCGACGACCAGGTCGGCAAGCTCAAGATGCAGGTTGTGGCGTTCGCTCGCGACATCGGGATCGAGCTGATTCCCGTCGTGCAGAAACTCGCCGAGAACTGGCGCGACTTCTTGCCCGCGGTCGGGGCCTTGGGCGTCGCGTTCGTCGGGCTCAAGCTCGGCGCCGTCGCCACCGGGCTGACCTCGGTCGGCCTCGCCGCGGCCGGCTCTGTGGCGGGCGTGGCGGGGCTGGTCGCCGTCGTCGGCGGGCTAGGGTTCGCCCTCGGGTCGGTCCTCGACACCGCGCTCGGTCTGAGCGACGCCCTCGCCGGGTTGTCGAACCGCGGCACGTCGGGCACGCGCGGGGCCCCGGCCTTGCTCGGGGCCGAGGACAGTGCGCGGCGAAACGAGCTCACGGCGCGGCGCGCCGGGATCCTCGACGGCTCGATCACCGACACCGGGATCGACCCGGTCGGGCAGATCGATCGCGAGCTCGCGGCGCTCGAGGCCAAGGGCCGCGCCCGCGCGGCGGCGAGCAAGAAGACGACCGCGGACGCGACCGAGCTCGCGGCGAACACGGTCGGCCGCACCGCCGCGGAATCGGCAGCGATCGCCGACCGGGCCAAGAAGCGCAACGCGCAGGCGCAGCTCGACAGCGGCGCCAAGTTCCGCAAGAAGCGCGGCGGGGGCAAGGGCTCGGGCTTCGCCGAGGACATCGGCGCGGGCGAGTTCGAGTTCGACGACCAATACGGGGACGAGCTGCGGCGCCTCGCCGATCGCTTCGGCGTCGGCCCGGCCGCGGTCGATGCCGCGATCAAGGCGGGCGCGTCTTCGGTCGCGTCCGGTGATACGCCGTTCATCGCTCGCAACGCGGCGCTGTCGCGCCTCGGGTCGAGTGCGGGCGTCGACCTCACGGTCAAGAAGCAAACCGATCCGCTGCTCTCGCAGATCTTCGGCGACGAGAACGTGCCCGACGTGGCGTTGTCGAGCATCGCCCGCGGTGCCGAGCCGCAGGTCTTGATCTCGAACATCACGAATACGTTCAACTTCGACATCGCGCAGTCGATCGACGGCGCGGGCGATCCGGCAACGGTCGGTGACCTCTCGGGCCGGGCGATCCGCGACTATTTTCAAGGCTCGATCGCCGCGGCCACGCGCACGGCCAAGGTCAACTTCGCTCGGTGATGCCATGGTAGCGGTCAACCTCGGCACGCTGCGCCGCCCCGGCACCGCGTCGATCTTCGTGCTCGATCCGGTCACGGGTGCCGCCGGCGTGGCGGCGTTCATCCTGACGGACATCGCGGTGCCGCTGCCGAACCGCGCGCGCCTCGACTTGCTCAAGAGCTCGAGCGCGACGCGGACGATCACGGTCGCGCGGTCCCCCATCGAGCGCTCGGTCGCCGACAACATCCAACTAGGGCCCGAGCTCGTGACCGTCACCGGCACGCTGTCGGCGACGCCGCTCGGGCTGATCGCCTCGCAGCTCGGCGGGTTCGGCTCGATCATCCGCCGCGACTTGCTCGAGCTCGCCAAGCTGCGGCGGTTCATCGACGTGCGCGAGCCCGTGCTGCTCGTGCTCCCGTGGCGCATCTTTCCGACGATGGCGATCACGTCGATGACCGAGACACACCCCGGCTCGAACAAGGTCGAGCTCTCGATCACGTTCCAGGAGCTGCGCATCGTGTCGCCGCTCTCGGTCGCGGGCGCGCTCGACCTCGACGCCATGCTCGCCGGCTCGGCGACCACAAGCAACGCCGGAGCGCAGCCCGCCGCGAGCGTCGTGGCAGACGTTGGGGGCGGCCTTGGCTAGCGAAACCCTCACCCGGATCTACGTCAAGGGGGCGGACGCGGATCGCGACCGGATCCAGTTCGTCGACCTCGACGGGCTGCGGCTCGGGCTGCGGTGCCGGTACGCGGCGATCGACGATCGCTGGCGGCTGTGGGTGCTCGCCCTCGACGGCGCGCAGATCTTCGGGCCCGTGACGATGGTCCCCGGCATCGACCTGCTGCTCGGGGCGAAGCATGACCCGCGCGTCCCGCCCGGGCAGCTGTTCGTGTATTCACTCGATCGCGAGCCGCCGACGGCCACTACCGTGGATCTCGCCGCCGTGCTCTACTACCGAAGGGCCGACTCATGAGCGCAGCACCAATCCGATTCGCCGCACAGGGCGCAACCCCGTCACGCATCGCCCTCGGCGCGGTCGCCGAGGTACAGACGATCTTCGCGCACAACCCGGGGGCGGCGGGGGCGTACGTCAAGCTGTACGCACTCGCCGGCACGACCGCGCCCGACGGCGCCGCAGTGCCGATCTTCTCGGCATTCATCGGCGCCGTGACGGCGCTCGTGCTGCCGGTGTTCATCGGCGGATCGAACCTCTGGATCGCGGTCGCGACCGAGGCCGGGGCGGGGCTCACCGGGCCCGCGTCCGCGTTCGAGATCTCGATCACCGCGCAGCTCTGACCCATGCGACGGATCCAACAGATCGCGAGCATCGCCGGCGCGCGTGGTCCGTCGGGCCCGCCCGCGCCCTCGGCCACGTTCACGCTGCAGCCGATTTCATGGCACACGCGAGCCGCGGGTGCATGGCAGGGGCTCTACGGCACGACGCGATGGGGCAACTACCTCGCGATCCCCGACGATGGCGCCGGCACCGACTACTACGTCTGGGAGTCGCACGACGACGGCACGGGCCGCTACGTCGGCGTCGACCCAGGCACCTACGTCGCCGGGCTCTCGGGCTACACCGGCATCGAGGTGCAGCACCCGGCTGGCGACCGCACCGCGGCGCAGCGCGCCACTGCGATCGCGACGGCCATCGAGGCCGCGACGCCGCACACGGCGACGCCGAGCGGCGGTGACGTCGCGGTGACCGGGGCGATCGGAACATGCACGGTCGGCGGCGTGTGGAACAGCGCGCGCGGGATCCTCGGCTGTCGTCGACAGACCACGAGCTTCACCGGCGCGGTGATCTCCGAGGGCGTCGGCGGCATCGGCGTGAGCCCGTCAGGGCGGACGGTGATCGTCAAGTCGATCCGCGTGTACGTCGACACGACCGGCGCGAACATGCGCGCCGCGATCTACACCGGCGGCAGCACGACGCGAGGCGACTACGCCGCGACGACGCTGCGCGCCGAGGTCGTGATCCCGACCGGCTCGACGGGATGGGTGACGATCCAGCTGACGCCGTCGCAGGTGTTCACGATGACGAGCGCGACGGTGTACCGTTGCGTACTCAAGGGCGAGGGCGGCGTCGCAGCCCCGGGATACCGCGTCGCCGGGTCGACCGGCATGGACTTCGTGGACATCCTCGAGGTGTACACGACCGGCGTCGATCCCGACCCGTCCGTCGCGTGGCCGTCGTCGCTGTCGGGCGTGACGAACACCGGCACGTTTACGTCGCCGCCGATGCTCGGGATCGAGTACGTCGACACCGGCGGAACGTCGGCTGAATGGTCGACGCGATGGGGCACGCAGATCCCCGTGCCGACGACCCTTGCGCAGCAGTCGGCGTTGATCATTCCCGATGCCGGCGGCGCCGACTTGTTCATGGGGCAGACCCCGCCCGACGTGCTCGGCCTCCGCCTACGCTCGCACGCGCTCGGGTACGGCGACACACACACGTCGCAGCTGCGGCTGTTCGTGGCGCAGGGCGGGAGCGTCGGCGACGCCGTCGGCGCGACGGTGCTGTGGGAAGCGGTCGGCTCCGGCAGCGCGACCGATGCATGGGTCGAGGTCAACGCCGGCGACGTCGCCGTCGACGCAAGCGCGGTGCTGTGGTGGGGCGTGCGGAACAACGCCGGTACGGTTAACTTCCGCTTCGCGTTCAACGCCGATTTCGACGACGCGTCACCCGACGACAACCCGTCGGACTTCGAGGCCGCGAGCGAGTATGAGATTTTCCGCTCGGTGAACGGCGACGGCACCGGCGGCAACGTCCACACGACCGACCCCACCGTCGCAGTCGCGAGCCCGATCGCGACGAACGGCGGCTTCGTTGCGACCAACACGAACCACCCCGCCGCCTACCTCGTGCTGGTGATCCCAGCAGACACCGTCGCCTGAAGGACCCGTCATGACCGTTTCGACATTCACCGAGGGCAATGCGTGATCACCTTCCCGCGGATCTTCAAGCCCGCGGTGAACGTGACGCTTGCGGGTCAGCCGATCGTGTCGCTCGGTCTGCCCGGGCCGCCGTCGCCTCGCGTCGCGTTTCGCGTCACGCGTACGATGACGTCGACGCCCGACTCGGCGAGCATCGCGATCTACGGGCTCGATCTCCCGCGGCGCCTCGCCATGCAAACGATCTGGAGCGAGCTCGGGCGCGCCGAGCTGCTGATCCTCTCGGGCTACTCGGGCATCACGATCAAGATGTTCCTTGGCGATGTCCGGTCGTTGTCGTCGACCCTCGACGGCGCCGACTGGATCACGACCGCGACGGCCGATGACGGCGGCGACGCGATCGCCGACGCTGCGATCCCGGCCCAGTTCACGAGCTCGGCCGGCGTCGACGCGTCCACGATGGTGACGATCGCCCTTGCGTGCATCAACTCGCCCGCCGCCTACGTGCCCCCGGCCGCCCCGCCGTTGATCCCGATCGTGCCGCACCCGAGCGTCGCGGCTGCGATCGCGACCATGAACCCGGCCGCGCTAACGCTGTTCTACACGGCGGTCCGCATCGGCAAGGCTCGCGACTTGCTCGACGAGGCCGCGCGGATCATCGGCGCGCGATGGTGGATCCGTGATTCGCAGCTGTTCATGGCCAAGCGCAAGCTCCCGGTCGACGGGCTCGCGATCGTGCTGCCGCGTACGCACTGGCTCAGCGAACCCGCCGAGGACGCGGGCGGCGTGGTCAAGGTGGCGACGTTCCTCGATCCGAACCTCGCGCCCGGGCGGCAGGTCTCGCTCGTCGGGCGCGTCGCGCCGGGCGTGCCCGAGCCCTTCCGCATCGAATCGGGCGAGTACGAGCTCGACACCGAGAGCGGGGCGCCAGCGCGCGCCGATCTCGTGCTACGGAGGATCCTGTGACCACAGACGCCAAGGACAAGGTCGACGGCGCGAGTCCCGTCGCGCAGCTCGGCGACCTGCTCGCCCTCGAGCGCCGCGCCCTCGAGCTCGACCTGCGCGTGTCGGCGCCCGCGACCGTGCTCAGCTTCGACCCGATCACGCGCCGCGCCGATGTCATGCTCGCGTTCTTGCCGGTGATCTACGTCGAAGACGAGGAGATCCCGCAGGCGCCGATCGTGTGCCCGCAGGTCCCCGTGCTCATGATGGGCGGGCCGCTGTCGTACGTCACCACGCCGATCCTGCCCGGCTCGACCGGGCTCGTCGTGTTCGCCGATCGATGCCTTGCCCGGTTCTTGCTCACGGGCGCGCCCGACGATCCGATCAACGGGCGTACACACTCGCTCGGCGATGGCTTGTTTCTGCCGTGTCCGATCGGGCCCACGGTCGCGCCCGTCGACCCGACCGGCACCGTCGTCGAGGGCACGCTCGTCAAGCTCGGGGCCGCGGCAGCGCAGCCCGCGATCCTCGGCACCGCGTTTGCGGCTGCGCTCGCCACCTACTTGACAGCGGTGTCGACGGCGGCCTCGACATGGGCCGGGCTCGCCCCCGGCGCGCCCGCGTTCGCCACGGCGCTGCAGGCCGCCAACACGGCGTTTGCTGCGGCGATCGCTGCTACACTCTCGGTCAAGGTGCTGATCCAGTGAGCGACCTGCAGATCGACGCGACGACCGGGGTGTGGGATCTGACGCTCGTCGACGGCGATGCGGTGCTGGTGTCCGACGTCTCGCTTGCCGCCGAGGTCGCTCAGCGGGTCGTCTACCGGCTCATGACCTGGCGCGGCGAAAGCCGCTACGATCGCGGCGCCGGGCTCCCGTACCTCGATGGGATCTTCGGGTTCGAGCCGCTGCCCGGGATCGCCGGGCTGCTCTCGCAGACGATCCTCAGCGTCGAGGGCGTGGTCGAGATCGTGGGCGCGCCGCAGTACATCCTCGACAACGGCACGCTCTCGTATTCGGTCGTGATCCGCGTGTCGGACGGGACCGAGACTACGGTCGAAAGCACGGTGATCGCATGAGCGCCACGATCGATTCCACCGGCCTATCGATCCAGTCGTTCGATGACGTGCTCGAGGAAATCATCGTCGCGCAGGCGACGGGGCTCGGGCTCACGCCGGCGCAGACCCAGCGCATGCGCGAGGGCGTGACCTCGACGCTTGGGCAGATCGTCCGCATCGAGGCCGAGCGCGAGGTCGCGTGTCAAGAAGCCCTGCTCGCGGTCTACAACGCGTTGTCGCTCGAGGCCGAGGGCCCGCAGCTCGATCGCGTGGTGCGACTGCTCGGCATGACGCGGATCCCCGCTGCCCTCTCCCGCGTGGTCGGCACGGCTACCGCGACGCCCGGCACCACGATCCCCGTGGGCGCCCGGTTGCGGTATGACGTGCTCGAGACCACGTGGGAGGTCACCGTCGGCGGCCTCGTGCCCGGCGGCGGCACGCTCTCGATCACGATCGAGCGCGAGGCCGCGGGCGCCGACGAGGTCCCGCTCGATCCCGCGGTCGGCTTCGACGACTGGACGATCCTCGACACGGTCGTGGGGTGGTCTGACGTCGGCTCGTTCGAGAGCACGGCGCAACCGATCGTTGGCCGCGACATCGAGACCGATGCGGCGCTGCGCGTGCGCGCGACGACCGAGGCGTACAAGCGCGGGGCCGGGCCGATCAAGGCGATCGAGTCCGCGATCCTCGAGGTCGAGGGCGTGACGTACGCGCGGGTCTATGAAAACCGAACGCTGGTCACAGACTCCGACGGGATCCCCGGCAAGGCGATCAATCCCATCGTCGTCGGGGGCGCTGACGCAGACGTCGCCGCGGCGATCTTCGCGAGCCGCTCGGCGGGCGCAGAGGTCTACGGCACCGACGTCACGCAGAACGTGACCGATACGTGGGGATTCGTGCACGTGATGCGATTCGATCGCGTCGATGACGTCAACGTGTGGGTGCGATGCACGATCACGACGAGCACCGCCGAGGACGAAACGCCGATCGGCGTCGACGACACGGTCGAAGATCTGATCCTCGAACAGGCCGCGGTCTCGTTCTCGATCGGCGATGACGTGCGCCCCTACGTGCTGAGCGGGGCGATCTTCGCCGCGGGCCTGCCGGGGATCGACAACGTGCTAATCGAGCTGAGCCCAGACGGCGTCACGTGGCAGACCACCAAGCTCTCGATCGGGATCCGAGCGCGAGCGGCCTTCGCCGCGGCGCGCGTCACCATCGTGGAGATCTGACCCATGGCGAACATCACCCCGCTCGACATCGACTTGGCCGCCGTCAGCTTCGCGGCGGCGCACGCAGAGCTGCTCACGCTCAAGCTCGACAACCCGCGCACGCGCGCCGATGCTGACTCCAAGCTGCGGGCGATCGCGGCGTGGGCGAACTACGTCGATGACTGCACGCTGGCCTATCAAGCGCGGCTGTACGACCTGACCACGCGCACGACCGCGCTCGAGGCCGCGCCGGGCACACCGGCGCAGGACGTCCAGTCGCGGATCACCGCGGGCGCGTTCACTTACACGCGCCCGGCCGGGTTCTCGGACGACACGCTCGTGCGCGTGATCGCGTACGGGGCCGGCGGTGGTGGTGGCGGCGGTGCGGCTCACGCGAACGGCGGCACGAGCCGCACGGGCGGGTGCGGTGGCGGCGGTGGCGCTCGCGTCGAACGGACCTATCGGCTCGGGGATCTGTGTGCGGCCGCTGGCGACACCGTGACGGGCACGGTCGGCGCAGGCGGCATCGCAGGCGCGGGCTACTCGGGCGGCACGAACGGCGACGGCACTGCCGGGCAGGTCGGCGGGGACACGACGTTCGGCAGTGGTACGCTGCGCCTCACCGCGTACGGCGGCGGCGGCGGGCAGCTCGGGGACAACGCCGGCACGGCCGGCGGTGGCGGTGGCGGTGGCGGCACGGGTGCCGCGGGCACCGACGGGACCGCGAGCGTCGGCGCAGGCGGCGGGCCGGGCACGACGTCAGGCACGAGCGTGTCGGGCGGGTCGGGCGGCAACGGCTCGAATAGCGTCACCGCGCCGACGTGCACCGAGTACGGCGGGGCCGGCGGTGGCGGGCGATCCGCGACGCCGGTGTCGACCGCTGGCGGCTCGTCGATCTTCGGCGGTTGCGGCGGTGGTGCCGGTGGTGGTGTGAACGTCAGCACCGTGCAGGCCGCGGGCGCGGGCGGCTCGAGCGGATCGATCATCGCCGGCAGCGGCGGCACGGCCGGCACGGGCGGCGCCTCGCCGACCGCAGGCGGGGCCGGCACGGCCGGAGCTCGACACCGCGGCGGCGAAGGTGGCGGGGGCGGCGGCTCGACGAACACGCCGAGCACCGCGGGCGGCGCCGGCGGGGCCGGTGGATCCCACGGCGGGGGCGGGGGCGGCGGTGGCTCGGGCTGCCAGGCCGGCAACGGCGGCGCGGGCGGTGTTGGCGGGGCGGGTGCGATCTACGTGATCACCGGGTGAGCCATGAGCAGCGAATGGGGATTCGAGTGGGGCGCGGTGACATGGGGCAGCGAGGCGCTCGAGGCGTCCGATCGCCTGCTCATGTTCACGCGCTCGCCGCGGCTCTCGGGCTTCGTCGACGTGTTCGGCGAGCGAACGAACGATCTGATCGACGCGTCGATCCTGACGCGCGCCGCGTTCGACCTCGACACCGCCGAGGGCGTGCAGCTCGATCGCCTCGGCGCCATCTTGCAGCTGCCGCGCTACGGGTACACCGACGCACGCTACCGCGTGCTCTTGCAGATTCAGGCGCAGCTCGTGCTCAGCTCGACGACGACGACGCCGGTCATCCTGCGGATCGTCGAGCTGTTCACGGGTCATGTTCCGCTCGCGTACGCCGATGCCTATCCGATGGGCTATCGCGTCAACGTCGAGCTCGATGACCCGACCGACACGCCGTTGCTGTTGCAGATCTTGGGCAACGCGACCGCGGCCGCGTACGGGTTCGAGGCCGTGGTCGGCGATTCTCTCGCCGTGATCGGCGACTACTCGGCATCGGCGCTGACCCTTGCCGCCAAGGATATCGGCGACTACTCTGCGAGTGCGATCGCCGGGGCCGGTACCGGCGCCTACTCGTTCAGCCCATAGGAGATCACCATGCCAGCCGAGACGACCGAACCCACGTGGGCGACCGACACGAACTACAGCAGCGGCGTTCGCTCGGGCTCGCCGACGAAGAACGAACCGATCGCGCTGGCGCAGGGTCTCGTCGCGGGCGCTACGATCCCCGTCGACCATATCAACTTCGCGTTGAACAAGATCATTCTGTGGCTCGCCGATGCAGGCCGTGGCGTGTACGGCGATGGTGTCGACGGGGTCGTGACGATCACCGGCGGCACAACGACCCTCACGCGCGACATGTATTACGAGACGCTGACGGTCACGGGTACGGGCATCCTCGTAACCGCAGGCTATCGCGTGTTCGTGCGCGGGCTGCTGACGATCCAGGTCGGCGGCGTGATCCGGCAGAACGGCAACGCAGGAGCGCAGCCCGCGAACAACGTCACGGGCGGCACCGCAGGCGCAGCGCTGGCGGTCGGCTCGATCGGCGGTAGCGCCGTGGGCGGTGCCGGCGGGAACTCGAGCACCGCAGGTTCAGCCGGCGGCGCTGCGTCGGCGGGCGTCGGCGGCAACGGCGGGGCGGGCGGGGCGAGCAACGACGCGGGCGTGGACGCGAGCGAGGCCGGCGGATCGGCCGGAGTCGCCGCGGGCGCGGGCGGGCTGGGGCAGAACGGCGTGCGTCACATCAGCGCGGCGCATGGCTGGATCGTCGGCGGCTCCGGGACCGTCACGGTCCTGCAAGGCGGGGCCGGCGGTGGCGGTGGCGGTGGCGGCGACTCGGGCACCGGCGGCGGTGGCGGTTCGGGCGGCGGCGTGATCGTGATCTTCGCCTATCGGCTCGCGAACGCGGGCACGATCGAGGCGCGCGGCGGCGCGGGCGGGCAGGCGTTCACCGGCCCCGACGCGATCGGCAACGGCGGCGGTGGCGGTGGCGGTGGCGGCCTGATTTACCTCGTCTCGCGCGCGTACACGGGCGCCGGCACGATCAGCGTCGCGGGCGGGGCCGGCGGCGCGGGGCACCTCGCCGGCGGCGCGGGCGCAGCCGGTTCCGTCGGCACCATTATCCAGCTCACGGCCTGACCATGTCCGCGCCGGTCGACCTCCGCGCCGCAGCTCGGGCGCTGCGCGAGCTCCGGGCGAGGCGCGGGCTCGCGGCCATGCGCGCCGCGATCGAGCGCCTCGACCCGGCGGCCCGCGTCGCGGTGTCGAAGATGTGGGAGCTTGCGGCCCGCGACGCGCAGCTGCGGCCCGAGGACTGCCGGCAGATCTGGTTGATGGTCGCAGGCCGAGGCTTCGGCAAGACACGCACCGGGGCCGAGTGGGTCGCGAACGAGCACGAGGAACGCGGCCCGTTTCGCGGCGCGCTGATCGCCAAGAACGCGGACGACATGCGCGCGACGATGATCGGGCACCCGCTCGCGTCGTGCGGATCGCCCTACGATCCGCAGGGGCTGCAAGCGGTCTGCGAGCGGCGCGGGATCCCGTTCCGCCACATCGAGAATCGAGGCGTCGCGTACATCGGGCCGCCCAAGCGGCAATCGATCCTGCGCTGCTACGGCGCGCATCAAGCCGACTTCGGCCGCGGCGACGGCCTCTCGCTGTTCTGGGCCGACGAGATCGCGGCGTGGCCCAAGCGCGCCGCTGAGCATTTCAAGCTCGGGTTTCTGCCATCGGTGCGCGCGAAGTTCCGCGACGGCTCGCCGATGCGGGGCCTGATCACGACGACGCCCAAGCCGAACGAGATCACGCGCTGGCTGCTGAGCGACGCGATGCGCGAGCAAGTCACGTTGCGCCGCGGGTCGAGCCTGGAAAATCGATTCGTCGAGATCTCGGCCTACGCCAAATCGATCCGAGGCTCGCGCGAGTGGCTGCAGGAGTACGAGGCGATGCTGCTCGACTCGACGATCCTGCTCACGCAGGCGATGCTCGACGGCTCGCGGGTCGAGTACGCCCCGCACGAACTCTCGCGCGTCGTGGTCGCGATCGACCCGGGCCTCGACAATCACGACGACAGCGACCCGACCGGGATCGTGGTCGCCGGGGCGGACCACGGCGCGCCCGCGAACGCGTTCGTGCTCGAGGACTTGACCGCGGGGCGCCTGAGCTTCACCCAATGGGCCGAGCTCGCGGTCGACACCGCGGTCAAGTACGCGCGCGCGTTCGAGTGCCCGGTCGAGATCGTGGCCGAGATCAATCAGGGCGGCCGGGGCGGTGTCATCGCGGCGATCAAGACGGCACAGCGGCAGCGCAACGACGCGGGCGGGATCGTCGTCTCCGACGTGCACACTGGCGAGAGCAAGCGGGCCCGGGCCGAGCCTGTGGCGACGCTGTTCGAGACGAATCAGGCGCACATGGCGGGCAAGTTCTACGCACTCGAACAGGAGTGGATCACGTGGACCGAAGGCGCCGCGTCGCCGAACCGGCTCGACGCGTGTGTGTACGCCGTGCACGCGCTGTTGCTCCGCGGGATCGAGGATCTGCCCGTGTGGTCCCCGTATGAGTGACCCGTGCTAAACTAGCCCCATGCCGCGCCGCGCACCACGGATCGACGACTGGGCCTCGACGACCTCGAGCCTGGGATCTGCCAAGGACAAGCACGCGGGGATCCTGTTCCAGCAGCGGGAGCCGCTGCCGCCGCGCATGATCGACGCCCTGATCCGGCAGCACCCGATCGCCGCGCGGATCGTCGGGCTGATCGTCGAGACCGCGTTCTCGGTCGACTGGAAAATCACCAAGGTCGCGGGCCCGGACGCGGACAAGTTCGACGCCGCGGCCATCAAGGCCGAGCTCGACGCGGCTGGGCTGACCACGGCCGAGCGGCAGAGCGCCGAGTGGGCGCGGCAATACGGCGGCGCGATCACGACGATCGCCGTGCTCAACTCGGGCGAGCCGAAGCAGCCGATGGCGATCGGCCCGGCGTCCCGCTTGCTGCGGTTCGCCGCGGTGCCGGCCGAGCGAGCGCGTCCCCTCGAGCAAGACGTGGGGTTGATGTCGCCGACGTACGGGATGGCGCTCGCCTATCAGGTGACTGGCATCGCAAGCGCCTCGGTCGACCTGCACCACACGCGGGCGATCCCCCACGAACCGATCAAGCTCCCGATCGAGGCGCAATACGAGGCGCCGTCACCGACGGGCTGGGGCCCGTCGGTGCTCGATCGTCACTTCGACGATCTCGGCCGCTACGGCGCCACCGCAGCGCACGGCGTGTCGATGATGTACGGGGCAAGCCTGCTCTACCTGCGGCTCAGCGGATACAAGCAAGAGGCGCAGACGAAGGCCGGCATGGATCGGATCCAGAAGCGGGCCGACGCAACACGCAGGGCGCTCGATGCCTACGGCCTCGCCGTCATGGACAAGGACGACGAGCTCGGCACCGTGACGCAGGGACTCACCGGCGCGGCGGAGCTCGCGGACAAGAGCGAGAGCCGGCTTGTCGCCGGCACCGAGTACCCACGCGAGATCTTGTTCAACGAAAGCCCGACCGGGCTGCGCGGCGGCGAGTTGAGCGGGCCGCAGGAGATCTACCACAAGCGCGTCGAATCGTGGCGCAAGCAAGAGATCGATCCCGGGCTGCGGCGCGGCGTCGAGATCGCGATCCGCTTGCACGGCCTCGCGATCGACTCGTTCGAGATCGAGTGGGATCCGCTGTGGACGCGATCCGCCGAGGGCGACGCAGAGATCCACAGCAAGAACGCGACCGCGGACGCGGCCTATGTCGACAAGGGCGTGCTGACGGCGGACGAGATCCGCGAGGCGCGGTTCGTCCGGGGCGATGTCGGCATGATCAAGATCGCGGGCGAGGCGAACGCCGATCCGCTCGAGCTCGACCCGGCCGACGTGGCCGCGGGCGTGGCTGCGGGGGCTACGCCCTCGCCCCCGGCCGAGGTCGCGACCCCGGCCGATCAGGCGATGAACGGCGCACAGATCGCGAGCCTGATCGACATCATGCGCGCGGTAAACATGCGCGAGCTGACCTACCCTCAGGGGATCGGGGCGCTCGGCGTTGCGTTCCCCAACCTGCGCGGGCGCGAAGCGAGCGTGCTCGGGCCGCCGCCTGTGCCGGGTGGGCCGGCCCCGGCCGGAGCCCCCGCGCCGTCGCTCGACGAGCTGCCGGGCGACCGCGTGACGGTGCAGGCCGCGGCGCAGCGATTCGGGATCAAGACCCGGACGATCACGCGGATGATCGAGCGCGGCCTGCCGTTTTGGGGCTTCGGCTCGCACCGCGTCGTGAGCCTCGCCGCGGTCGAGGCGATGGCCAAGGCGCACGAGGAAATCGTCGAGCCCGAGGATCCGAACGACCCGACCGACCAGGAGCCGGAGCCCGATGCCCCCGGCGGTGGGGGCGTGGTGCCGTAATGTCACTCGGCGTACATCGCACGATTCGCCTCGCGCCAGGTAGCGTCGACCGTGGCGGCCAGCGCCGCGGCGAAGTCCGCGCGCGCTTGCTTATACGCACGACGCGACGCAGCGACCGACCCGCTCTGTCCGGGCAGGATCTGCACGCGCTCGTCGCCGAGCACGTTTGCCGAGAAGCGAAATCCAAGCACGTCGATCAGGCAGTCGACGCCGGACGCATCGGAGAACGGGCGGATGACCTTGACCGAGAAGGGGACGCGGGCGGCGGTGTTCTTGCGGCGGCTCATGTCCCTAAACTAGCAGGGCCCACGGACACGTGCAAGATAAATCGACCGCGCGGAATCGCGCCAAGGATCGCCGATGCCCCTCCCTCGGCCCCGTGAGACGGCCGGATCCCCGGCCCCGCGCGGGCTCGAGGTCGAGCTACGGCGTGCGCTCGCGCCGATGGTGGCGCGGATCAAGGCGACGCTCCCGCGGGTCAAGACCCCGGCCGACGCCCGGGCCCTCGGCGCCGCGCTGCGCCGCACGTGGTCCGACAAGCGCATCCGCGCCATCGTGGCCGCGATCATGGCCAAGGTCGGGGCGCGCTCGGCCTCGGGCTGGGGTCGATGGGAGCGGGCTGCAGCTGCGCGACGCAAGCCCCGGGCCCGCGGTGACACCCTCGACCCCGTCGAGAAATGGAGCCGCGAGGCCGCGGCCAAGATCACGGGCGTGCGCGACGAGGTCGCCGAGGCGTTGCGCAAGGACATCGTCGCGGCCCTCGACCTCGGCATGAGCTCGGCCGAGCTGCAAGCGGAGTGGGCCACGAACGGGATCCCGACGGCCTACGGCTCGCTTGAGGGCCGGCTCAAGGTGATCGCGCAGCACCAGATCGCGAACCTGCACGCGCAGATCCAGGCCGAGCGCGCGCGGGCGATTGGGGCGACCGAGTTCGAGTGGGTGACGCAGGAGGATGATCGCGTGCGCGAGGCGCATCAAGCCTTGCACGGGCGGATCCTGCCCTACCCCGACGGCGACCCGGTCGAGGGCCTGCCGGGCCAGCCGATCAACTGCCGATGCTGGGCCAGGGCCGTGATCCCGGTCGAGCTCACGATCCCGATCGGGTCGGCGTTCGACACGTGATCAACGGAATCCAAAATCGTCGACGGGCGGGCCGTAGTCGTCGATAGCGCGACGCTCGCGCGGGATCCGCCGCCCGATCCACTCGGTATATGCGGGCGGGATCGCTTGGCTCAGCTCGGCCGACGTCATCCAATCGATCCCCATCGCGCGCGACCACGACTCATGCGTGCTCGGCAGCATACCGGGCCACGCACCGCCCGCGCCGTGCGGTCGCCCGTAGACACCGGCGATCGGTCCTTGCGCCTTGTGCATCGCGGTCGAGCACGTCGGACGCTCGCACTCGAACGAGACCTCGAACAATCGATGCCGCCGCACGCCGAGGCCGAACATCGATCCGCACAGGCGCACGGGCTCGACGAGCGGCGCCTCGTCGACGTTCTCGATCACGGTGTGGATCCCGGCGGCGGCGAGCTCGGCGAACGCCTCGCGCACGGGCTCGATCAATCGAGGTCGGCTCTCTCTCTCTCTCACGCGCCCGCCGGTCGTGTACGCCTGGCACGGTGGCGACGCGTGGACGGCGACGACGGCTTGCCCGAGCTCGACGAGCAGCGCGATCAAGCCCTCGTACCAGTCGGCACGCATGAGCCGAAACGGGTAGTTCGGCTGCGGCTCGATGTCGACGCCGACGACGTCCCAGCCCGCCCGCGCGTACCCGACCCCGCAACCGCCAGCCTTGCAGAACAGATCGATCAGGACTGGCACAACGTCACCCTACCCCAGATCGTGCTACGATTCCACCATGATCGACATCACGCTCTGGTGCGCGCGCCCGACCAAGACCCAGATCGAGTGGGCCGTCGCCGAGGGCGTGACGGCGCTCAACGTGATGGTCCACGACGCGAGCCCATTCCGCGATTCCTCGAGCAAGTTCAAGCCCGACGCCGGGACCGACGAGGCGTGCCGCCGGATCGTCGACGCAGGGCTCGTGCTCGAGCTCACCGCGTGGGCGATGCCGCACCGCGACTACATCGCCGCGGCGTGCGACTGGCTCACGCAGTCGAGCGTGGACTACGGCGTGCGCGTGATCTGGTGGGATGCTGAAGAACCGTGGACGCAGGCGCGCGGCGGGCTCGACCCGGCCGCAGCCGCGGACCTGATCGACCTCGCGGGCGCGCGCGAGGGCGTGACCGGGATCGGGTACGCCCCCAAGAGCCTCGACCCACTGCTCGCCCGCGCCGACGTGGTCGGCCCGCAGGCGTACGCCACGACGCGCGAGGGCTCGCTTAGCCACGCCCGGATCCCAGGCGTGCTCGCGGGCTGGGCCAAGCGCGCACCGACGGCCGCGATGATCCCGGCGCTCGCCGGGTACTCGCAGCCGCCCAACGGGCTGCGGCTCGCATGGGAGGCGGCCGGGCGCCCGAAGCGGATCCAGATCTGGGCGCTGCGGCATCTCGTCGGGCGCTCGTTGCTGTGGCAGATCAGGGGGTGACAGATCGAGCGAGGTCGAGCAACAGCTCGGCGAACGCGGGGGGGGTCCCGATGCGCTCGTCGCGGCTGAGCCGCGACACGAGTCGGCGTTCGGGCGGTGCTGCGGCGCGCTCGGCCGCCGAGTGAAATCCTGGCTCGAGCCGGGCACGCGATCCGCTCGAGCCCCAGATCAGATCGGGGCGTGTCGTACGAACGGCGTATAGCCATGTCGCCTTGCGCGCGGCGTGACCATAGTGCCCCTGCTCGACGCAGCACGTGTGCCCGATGCCGTCGCCCGCTGGGATCCATCCGCCGCGCTTCGGCGGCTTGGTGAGACCGAACGCAGTCCACGCATGCGATGCCTCGGGGTGCTCAAGCACGCCGCCGCACCGACGCACGTTCGCGAGCGCGGTCGCGAAACACCCGCCGTCGTCGCCGAGCAAGCGCCGCACCTTGGCCGACGGGCCGCCGCTCCAATACCGGCCCCACCTCTCGCACGGCGGGTGTGCGACCACGGGTGCGGTGCCGGTGTAGCGCCGCGCGTCGCGGTCGATCGACCACGCGTCGACGTCGTCGCGCCCTGCATAGACCCCATCGGCCTCGACGAACAGCGCAGCGATCATACAACGGCCCTGATCGACACGGCCTCGTCCGTCTGCCGCACCCAGCACCGGGGCACGACGAGGCGCCGGCCCGCGGCGGCGAGCTCGACGACGGCGCCGAGGGGGCCGGCGGTCTCGCGGATCAGCACCCACACGAGGGGATGGTCGAGCACGCGAACTCGGACGTGAGGGCGTTCAATCATCGGAGAAACCCCCATGCCTTGAGCTGCGCGAGCGCCTCGCCCGGGCCGCAGACCGCGACGGCCCAGCCCTGGGCGTGGCGCCGGCGCAAGAACTCGCGTTGTTCGAGGCTCGCGCGCTTGTCGTCCCACGGGTTGACCGGGCTCGCACGATCCTTCGCCTTGAGCTCAAGGCACGCGCCACACGGGATCCATGCGCCGCGCTGATGTGCAGGGGGCCGATCGAAGATCAACAGGTCCGAGATCCCGCGCTCGACCCCCAACGCCTTGAGCTGCCCCTGACGTCGCGCCCCGCCGCGCCCGGTCGAGTTCGGCACGTGGCAGAAATCGACGCCAGCGATGCGCAGCAGCCCAACGATCTCGCGTTGTAGATCGCCCTCGGGGTCGGCTCGTCGAGGTCGTGGCATGCGGAAGGTCATTGATCGGCCTCGAATCGTTCGCGCGCATCGGCACCCGCAATGGCTGCAACGGTCTTGCAATGCTCGACGCGCCCCTCGATGATCGGGATGTACTCGGGCGTGAGCTCGATGCCGACCGAGGTCACGCCCTCGAGCACGGCCGCGCAGAGCGTCGAGCCCGAGCCCGCGAACGGGTCCAGGACCATGCCGCCGGGCGGCGTGATGAGCCGGACGAGGTAGCGCATGAGGGCGATCGGCTTGACCGTAGGATGGACGTTGCGGCGGGGCTCGCCGCCGGGCATGCCCGAGCGAGCGTGTTTCTGCCCTGCGCTGTCCTCGGCGCGGCCCGTGACCGTCGCAGGCTTGACCGCCGGCAGGTGATCGAGCCCCGCTTCCCGTTCGGCGCGGCTGGTCTTCGCGGCGTAGAAAAACCGGGACGCGCCGCCGGTGTCGCCCCGCGGCTCGGGGTTGCCTGATCGGTAGTTGCGACCGCCGCTGTAGACGGTGCGCGTTTGCTCGCTGCCGGCGACCTTCGCGCGTCCTTGCTGCCCGGCGACGGGGCCCGTCTGCTCGTCCAGCATCGCGGCCGCGGTCTCGTCGAACAGCACGTTCGCGGGCCATCGGCCGGCCTCGTGCGCGGGCGAGACGATGCCACCCACGAACCCCACGTTGGTGCTAGCCTTGCCCGAGCCGCTGCCGGCCGATGCCGCACACGCGGTGGTGGTACCGGGCGCGAACCCGATCCGACACGCGTCCACGTTGATCCCCCCGGTCCCGTGCGCGAGCACGTTCGCCGCGACGGTGCCTGCGAGGGGCTTGCGCGCGAGCACGATCGGTTCCTGCGCGGGCTTCAGGGCTGTACCGATCCCGTCCCACTGCACGGCGACCGAGTCGTCGGCGAACTCGTAATCGGGCGGGTGCTTCGTCGCGCCCGACTGCGAGCGCTCGTCGCGATCTGTGCAGCGACACCACTGTCCGCCGGGGCACGCGTTCGTCGGGTGCGGTACTTCGACGAACTTCTCGCCGAGGTGCTTCGCCATCGCGAGCGCGACGTTCATCGACTTCGGGAACCCCGAGCCGTACATCCACGCGAGCTGGTCCCGGATCTCGAAGCCGGCGATGCGCATCGCGAGCACCGTCAGGTCGTACGTGCGCGTGCCGCTGAACACGAGCGCGTGCCCGCCGGGCTTGAGCACGCGCAGCACCTCGCGCCACACCTCGGGCCCGGGCACGAACGAGTCCCAGGTCTTGCCCATGAACCCGCCGCCGGTGTGGCGATAGACCTCGCCATCGTCCAGCCAGTGCCGCAGCACCTCGAGCATGTCCGGCTCCTTGCTCAGGCCGTACGGCGGGTCTGTGACCACGGCCGAGATCGAGGCGTCGGGAAAGGTCTTGAGCACGTCAAGGCAATCGCCCTGTACGACGAACGTGTGCGGTGCGCTCACTTTGGCCTCCCGATCATGGCACGGCCGTCGTTGTCCTCGGGGTAGTTCGGCGGGTCGTCGATCAGGTTGAGCATGATCGCGATCTGGCAGACCGCGTGCAAGAGCGGGTGCTTGCCAGAGTCCGGGTCGACGGTGACGCCGGCGCAGTGCTCGAGGATATGCCGCACCGCCGAGGCGTAGTGCGTCTGCGGGTCGGCCTGCTCGGTGCCTGCGATCCGCCACGTGCACGGCCCGTGCTTGCGCAGGCCCACGCCCATGATCTCGCCCGCGGCCATGAGGGCCGTAGCACGGTCGCCGCCAATCTCGAACAAGATGCAGTCGAGCGCCGAGCCGAGCGCGAACCGATCCCGCGTCGCCGTGAATCGGGCGAAGGCGTCGAAGGCTTCCGAGATACTGCGCTTGTGATGCAGCGCGAGCGCGAGCGCAGCGGGCGGCAACAGGTCGGGCCGCGGCTTGGCCGCCTTCTCGGCCTCGATCTCGGCGCGGGGCTTGGGCGCGGCCGCGGCCGCGGCCGAAAGCGTGAAATCCTGATCGATGTGACGATGCGCGTAGCATCGTCCACCACGCTCGGCATCGCGACTGCACATCGGCATATCGCACGCGATCGCATCATCCCCGGCGGTTCGTCCGTTGCTGTAGTCCATCACGTCCTCCCCGTCTTCTCGCCGCAGCACTCAGCGGCGAAAGCGGCGAACATGGCCGCGGCCTGGATCGCCTCGCGCCGCATCGCGTCGAGGTCGCGATTGCATTGCTTGACCTTGACGTGCTGCCACAGCTCGTCGACCTCTTCGGCCGCGACGGCGTAGCCCTCGTGCGCCGAGTTGAACGGGGGCCAGGACATGCGCGCGGCCATGAGTTCGGCCGCGACATCGGCGAGGGCGAGTTCTAGTGCTAGCTTTCGGTCGGTCATCGGTGATCCTCGTGAGTGGCGAACAGGTACAGGAACAGGGTGAGCACGACGAGCGGCGGGACGGCGAGCCAGTGCAGGGCTTTCACTTGCACCGCCTCCACGCACGGTACAGGGCCCCGAACTCGATCCAAAATAGATCGTCGTGCGCGTCGGGGTCTGCGTGCGGATCGGCTTCGTGGCGGAGCACGTGCGTCCACTCGTGCAGCAGCGAATCGATCAGCGCCTGCCAGCCGATCGAATCGGAGATCACGATGCGGTGGCCTTTGTCCGCGATCCAGACGTAAGCGCAGTAGGGCCCGCTACTTGACCGCACGAATCGCACCGGCGTGGTGACCGGAGCGATCCGACGAATGCGACGCAACGCAGCGCGCCACCTCGCCGGCGTGACCTTATTGTCGATCACACGATCCCCCAGTCCTGGCACGCCCAGGCGAACCGCTCGGGGTGCATTTCGTACCGCAGCCCGGTCCACGGGTCAGCGGCCCAAGCTCGAGCGGGCTCGCCGAGGAAATGCAGCGCCTCGGCGTGCGTGACCATGCGATCGGCCTTGGCCACGAGAGCCTCGTCGAAGCCCTCGATCTTGAACCGTCGCCGGACGGCGAGCGCAGCGCGGTCCTCGATCTCATCGTACGGACACGCCACATCCATGCCGAGCTCGGCCCGCATCGCGGCTTTCAACGGCGACGACACATCGCCCACGAAAGCCTCGTGCGCGTCATGCATGAGGGCCGCGCGCTGCGTTGCATGGTCGGCCCCGAGTTCGCGGGCGCACGCGAGCACGTTGACGCTATGCACGCCGACGTCATACCGGCCGACGTGCCCGGTATAGCGGTGCAGGTACCGCAACGCAAACACGATGTCGCCGAGGTCGATCGCCTCTGGGTCAGGGGCGGCGAAGTAGAATCGTCGCCCAGATCGTGCCATCATGTAGGGGCCGGAGGTCATGACCATTCATCCTTTCGGCCGACCTGGATCGGCGTGACGTTGCGTTTGCCACGAGCCTTGTCGATCAGGAAAAACACTTGGGCCGGCGGCTCTGGGTCCATTCCGTTCGCGATCGAGTACGCGTTCGGGCCGATCAGCGATCCGTTCGAGATCCACAGATCGTCGGCCTTCTGTGTGTGGTAGTGGCCGAAGATCGTGATCTCGGCGTGGCGCGTCTTGTTCAGGCCTTGGACGTGACGCCGCGCCGGAACGAAGATCCCGCCCACGCCGCCCTGATATTTGAACCGATCGCCGTGCATGCCGCGGAGGGTCTTGCCGAAGACATCGACATAGACATGTTCGGCGTGGCTCAGCTCGATCGTGATGCGCTTGTCGGCGCGGATCTCCGGCGCGCTCGCGATCATGTGCGCGAGCAGGGGCGCCGAACTCAGCGCCACGCGCTTGCGAAACGGCGTGCGGCGGGTCAACGACATGCGGTCGTGATTGCCCGGCACGCGCGGGCAATGGATGCGTGCGAGCCACGGGCACCGCTCGGCGATGGTCGCGAGGAATCGAACCTCGAGGCCGGCCGCGAACACGAACCCATCCATCGGGGTCATCGCGTTGCCGTGGATGTCCTCGTCGCGCAAGTAGTTCGTCGTTACGTCGCCGAGGTTCGGCACGAGCAGATCGCGGATCTTGTAGCCCGCACCCGAGCCCGAAGCCCGCATGAGTTCGAGTTGCCACACGAGCCCGATCGCCAGTCGATCCATACGCTCGGCCGCGATCGCCGGGTTGTACTCGTTCAGCCCGTTGATCTCGGCCGGGTCGACGCTCTCGTCGAGGTGCAGATCGGAGAGCACGCAGACCGCGATCGCCTCGTGCGCGCGGCTCGACTTCTCGCGCGGGGCGATGCGCACGGGCTCGAGCGGGTTCGCCTTCACGTACTGCAACGCGTCGGCGTAGGTGCTCGCCGCGGCAAGGTCCGCGGTCAAGGTCTCGACTTTCGCGCGCAGCGTCGCGTTGGTGTCGCGCAGGCGCTGCTCAGCGCGGGCCTTGCGGGTCGCATCCTCGCGGGCTGCGGATTCGGCGGCCTCGCGGGCCAGCCCTTCGGCGATGGTCTCGCGGTGGGTCAAGGGGTCTCCTTGATGTGATCGCGGATCGATGCGACCGACCACGGCATAGCGTACCGCGCTTTCAAGACGCGCGCGAGCCGCTCGGTACCCACGCGCGGGATCTTGCCCGCGGCCACAGCCGCTCGCACCTCGGCGATGTCTGCGAGCTGTTCGGCGGTGAACACCCATCGCTTGCTTGCGGTCATGGCCGCGGCCTCGTCGAGGATGCTGGGTCGGCCGGGCTTGGTGGCCTCGACTTGCTTGCGCAACGCAGCGGCGCGGCCTGGGGATGGTCCTAGTTCTCGACGGCTCATGATCGAAAATGTCCCTTCTTGGTGCAGACCGGGCGAATACCCGGCACCGCCATCGCGCCCTTCTGCTCGCTCGCTTCGGCGTCCAGTCGCGCCACGTCGAGGACAAAATACGTGTGCGGGATCGAGGCGATGTCTGCGATCTCCCAGCTCCAGTGCTCGACCTCGACGAAGCCCGCGGGCTTGGGCTGCAGCACGGCCAAGGCCGCGCTCACCTCCTCGGCCGACCGAGCCGCGGGCAGCAGCGCGGCCTGAGTCACGGCTGCGCGCGCCCGGGCGGCGCCGAGCAGATCGGCGAGGTGCTTGCTGCAGCGCTCTAGCAGCTTCGGGATCGGCGTGGGCTTGCCCTCGAACACGACCGAGGCGAAGCCCTTGATCGTGACCTCGAGCTCGCGCACGGGCTTGAGCCAGGTCTTGAGCTGCGCGTCGAGGGCCGAGCGCGCCGCCGCGATCTCGCGTCCGCGCTCGGCCACCCAGGCCTCTTGCTCGGGGCCGTCGATCGAATCGAGCGCGAGGATCTGCGCGGCGTGGTCGGCCGTCGTCGAGCTCGACGCCTTCGCCTCGGCATACGACGCGAACAGATCCACGGTCACGGGCTTGGGCGCCTCGGTCGGGTGGATAGGGGCGAGTTTCTTGCTCACGGGTACGGCCTCCCCTCGGCGCGGGCGAGCCCGGCCGGCGTCAGCGTCGGCACGGCGCGGGTTGGGTCGTCGAACAAGCCAAGGTGCATGCACGCGAGCAGCACGCGACCGCATCGCGGTACAGGCACGTAGCTCTGACCTGTGGCGATCAACTCGCACACGTGCGTGATCTCGTCGTCGGTGATCGTGGATGACAGTCGCATCGGTTCTTGATCTCTACGGGCTCGGGGCGGGCGTGTCTAGAAAAAATCGTCACTTCTGATACCGATCGGTGTTCGTCGATTCAACCTTCATCGGCACGTCTGGGCACAGCTCGGCCGAGGCCGCGATCATGATCCGTTCCTGCTCTGCGAGCTGCGAGCAGCCCCGGCAAGCGCACGCCCCGGCCGCGGCGTTGGGGGTCCCCTTCGGCCACGGCACGTGATCGGGGCTGTCGGCGATGACGGTCGAGAACGCGTCGTGCTCGAACAGAATCTGGTAGCAGCCGTGCAGGGGCGAGGACGGGTCGAGGCCGGCGCAGAACAAGAGCCAGGCCGCGCGCTTGGCCACGTCCGCGCCGAGCCCCTGAAAGTGGGTATTCGCGGCGTCAGGGAATCCGCAGCCCCCGCGGATCCGATGCGTGCGCGGCTGCACCACGGTGTAGACCGGGCCGCGATCGCCGTGCCCGGTCTGCATCTTGCTCTTGATCGCGTGCCAGAACATGCGCACCTCTGGGAACGCCGCGTGATAGACCGCGTCGATCTGCTTGTGCTGCGCCGGCGTGATCGCGACGTCGTACGTCACCCACGCCCACTCGATGAACCGACCCTCGCCCATGCCCCCGGGCTTGCCGAAGTTCCACGCCTTCGCCAGCTGGCGCGCGTCGTTGTGCTGGGCCTTGCTGTAAAAATCGTAGGGGATCCGCAGTACGTGCTCGGCAGCGAATGCCCGGTGCGGGTCCTTGCCCGCGCGCAGGAGGTCGGCGAGCGTCGAGCGCTTGAGCATGTCGAGTTGTACCTGCGCGAACGTCACGAGCTCGAGCGCGCCGTAATCGGTCGAGCCCAGGCGCTTGCCGGGCGGCGGGATCAAGCACTCGCGCCAGCCGCCGTCGCGGCCGAAGTTCTGCGTGTTCGTGCCGACCCACTCGTCGCCGGGTTCGAGCTCGCAATCGAAGTCCGCGAGGCTATCGTCGTCGTCGTCGTCCGCGTCCTCGACCTGGATCGACTTGAACCCGGACGCGCTCGTGCGGCCCGAGCTCACGAGCTCGTCGTACCGCGTGCGGATCACAGGGTGGCGCAGAACGGGGATGTTCTTGGAGTAGGCCGCCCGCAGCCCGCCGAGCTCGCGATACACCTCGAGCGGGTGCGCGACCTTGAACGGGTCGGCCTTGTCGACGAGGTCGAGGTCGAGCCACTTCCCGCGCGGGACCCCGGCGGCCTCGAGCGCCTTCTTGGACATGGCGATCGACCCCAGCGTCTCGCCCCGCATGCGCGCGGCGTCCGTCAGGTCGTTGCGTGTGGCCTGCCGGCCCGTCGCGCGGCACCACTCGACGAGGGCGGCCTGCGCCGCGGCCTTGGCGCGCACCACGGGACTCGGGCGCTTCTTCTTGTGCTTGTACCGGCCGAGCTTGTCGATCAGGATGCGCGCCTCGAGCCGTCGGATCCGCTCCGAGAGCAACCGATCGAGCGCCTCGACGCGGGCGGCGTCGGTGTGGATCCCGCGCAGCGTCATCGCGTACAGCGCGAGGTGGGCGCGGGCCTGGGCCGGCGCGTCGAGGAACACGTCGATCCGATGCCGCGCACGCTCGGCCTCTTGTTCTTGGTACACGCGCCACGTGCCCCATGCGTCGCGCTGCGAGTACTCGATCGCGGCGATCGGCCAGTCCTTGATCGGGATGTCGATCAAGGCGCCGTAGCGGCGGCGCCAGGGGTCGTGCTTGTCGAGCTTGATGCCCGCGCGGCGCTCGGCCACGGCTCCGAGATTGTACGCGCCGCGCTGGCGATGCTTGCCGGCAGCGATGTCGATCAGCTTCTCGCGGGTCAAGACATCGAACACGCGCCCGGCCTCAAGCGCGGCGCGGATGTGCGGCCACAGCTTGGGGCCGAGGTGACGCCACAGCGCGAACAAATCAAACGGGGCGTTGGCGAACACGGCACCGCCCGCCAGCGCCCCGACCACCATCGAGAACAAGCGCGGGTCGCTGTGGTGCACGACCTCGACGCCAAGCTCGGACGCCATCGACACGCAAGCCAGCCGCGGGATCGGGTTGCGATTGCCCGCGAGCTCGGTCTCGGTGTCGATGGCGGTGATCATGGGAAGGTGCCGCGGCCCGTGAGATTCAGCGCATGTGCTCGACCCAGATCGCGAAAGCGACCAGAGCCACGGCGGCGGCGCCGACTTGCCAGCGCGCGAACATGACAGCGAACACGGCCAAGATGAGCACAGATCCGATCATCGCGCGCTCGACCCCTTCGGCGCGATGCGTCGCCCGCCGGTGCCCCGCACGTCGGGCTCAGAGCCCGAGCCGTGCACGAGCCCGCGCTGACGATAGTACTCGTCGAGCAGCTCGCCCGTGGTCGGGACCTTCACGACGCGGATCGTGATCCGCGGGATCTGGTTCCCGTTCACGGCGGCCACGCTCCCATCCAGCCCGGCGGGGGCATGGTCGGCAAGGCCGCGGCCGGGGCCGTGGGCATGGCGGGCATGGCGGGCATGGCGGGCGCCCCGGGCATCGGCGGCATGGTCAAGGCCGGGGCCGAGGCCGTGGGGGCCGAGCTCGGCACGGGGGCCGACGCCGAGAGGTAGTCGACGCGAATGTACGGTTGCCCGTTCTTGGCCACGGCCTCAACCGCGTTGACCCGGACCTGACGAGCGCAGCCCTTGCGAAGTTCGCTGAGGCTTCGCGCGCCGCATGCCGCGACGAGGCACGCGAGCGACTGGCGTGCGATGTTCTGCTCGATCGCGGTCCCGTGCTTGTGCTTGATCCTGTACTTGTCGCCGTGCTCGTCGCACACGCCCACGAACACCGCGTCGCCGTAGTTCGTCGCGACCGGGCCCTCGATCTCGAGCACGGTCACGAGCCGAGTGCCGGCGGGCAGCTTCGGGTGCCGAAACACGGCCTCGTCGCCCGTGAGATCGTCGATGCTGCCGCGCGGTGCATGGGCCGGAGCCGGTGGCGGCGGGCCAGGCAGCATCGGGGTCGGGTTGATGTGGAAGTGGCTCATGATCTGCGCATCGGTATGCCCCTGCGCGCGGAAGGCTTGCCATTGTTCTGGGCTGATCGGTTGCGTCATGTTCTTGTCCTTGCCTTGCTTCTACTGCGGCTCGCGCCGCATGGTCGACCGAGCGGGAATCGAACCCGCATCCCCGGGACACTCCCGGGATCTTTCCTCTGGATTACGTCGCCCGGACGCGAAACCGCTGCGCACGCACTGGCCTTTAGACGATCGGTCGATGTCACTTCCATTTCGCGATCACGATCTTGTTCGGTACGCCCGAGGCGTCGGAATCGGCTTTCGCCTCGTTCACCACGCGTTCGAGCACTTGCCCATGGTACTCCACGCCCGCGATCACTTCAACGAAAATCGTCGGGGCGTGTTGCCCGGGTCGATGCTCGCGGCTGATCAACTGCTCCCACTTGCGGGCCTTCGCCGGCGGGTGCAGCACGAGCGCGCGCCACCACGCTTGCAGGTTCTTGCCTCGGCCGTGCGCGGGGATCGAGCAGCACATCGGGGCGCCGGGCGTGTGTTGGTGCGGGGCCGTGTCCGCGCCGAAGTATGGCAGGCCGCGGCGCTGCAGCTCGATGCCCGGCGCGCGGTGCTTGACCCATACGATTTGGCCGGGCTTCGTCGCGTGTGCGACGACCGCATCCATGATCGCGGGCGTGACCCAGACCGGGACCGAGTTCGGCTCGAACTTGTCCTTGACCGCGCGCCACGCCGCGAGCAGGGCTCGCGCCTCGGCAGCGGCCGGCGGCTGTGGTCGGCGGTGCCGATCGTCGAGCGCGTCGCGGATCTGGGATGGCGTGTCGAAGCCCTCGATCTGTTCGTCGAGCACGGCACGCTCGTACTCGAGATACGCGCGGCGCGGGTCGAGCCACCATCGCGGCGGCAGCGGGTCCCAAACCTGGTAGAAGCCCTGCGCGAGGCAGCACTGCAGATCGGGCATTTCCCACTCGGTTACGCGCTCGCCGTCGGGGCGCTTGCCGAGCAAGGCGCAGGTCGTGATCAAGCGGCGCAGCCCGTCGTCGATCGGCGGCACCCAGGTCGTGATCTCGATCTCGGCCGGGCACACCTCGCCGCGCCCCGAGACGACGCCGGCGCGCGTGCGCAGGTGATGGTGGAACCCGCCCGGGATCTTGGCCAAGCCCCCGGGCTCACGCCGGCGCAGCTCGCCGCGGATCGTGCGGTCGGTCGCGCTCGCCCATCGCTCGGCCGCGGGCTTGTGCTGCGGCACCGGGGCCTCGTCGCGCAGCGCCCATCGCAAGAGCTCCCAGTAGTCCAAGAGCTGATCGGTGATCAGCGTGGCGCTGAGGATCCCGACGCGGGGGCGGGGCTCGAGCTTGGCCAAGGCGCGGCGGATCCGTCGACCGAAGCCAGTCCCGTCGACGTTGCGCGCTTCGTCGGCCTCGTCGAGCAAGATCAGATCGGGCGCGAGCTCGAGCAGCCGATGCTCGCGATCCGCCCGCGACAGTTCGGAGTAGCTGAGCAGCGTCGGCAGGCGCACGTGCCAGCCATCGGCGAGGTACTCGGCGAACTCGGTGCGCGTCTTGTCGCGACAGTTCGCGGGCAAGATCAAGACCGGGCGCTCGGAGCCGAGCAGCGTCGCGGCGAGCAGCGTCACGAGCGTTTTGCCTTCGCCGGTCGGCATCGACGCAAACACCCCGCCGTGATCCCACAGGTCCCGCAGCGCCTCTGCTTGCTTCTGCCGCAGCTCGCAATCGGTGCCCGGCCGCGAGAGCCGGACCGAGAGCGCGGCCACGAACTCGGGCGAGGCCGAGGTCGACGCCGACAGCTTGAGCACGCGCGCGAGGTCGGGGTCGCCGTCCTCGCACGCGATGCCCGAGGCGTCGAAGTCTGCTGCGGGGCTGGCCATCACTCGCCCGTGAGCAGCGCGAGTACCGCGTGATACGCCTCGACCACGGCCTCGGGCGAGGCCGGGCCCGACACCGCGCGCGCCGCGAGCGTGGCCGCGATCGTGTGCACGTCGACGAGCGGCACATCGGTGCGCGCCTTGGGCGGTCGCCCGCGGCGGGCCGGGGCGGGCGTCGGGGTCTCGGGTGCGGGCGTCACGACCGGCGCAGGCGCGGCCTGGGGCGCAGGCGCGGCCTGGGGCGCAGGCGCGGCCCGGCCGACCATCGCGGCCTCGGCCTGGGCCCGGACCACGGCCTCGTCGTGGCCGGCGGCGACGCAGCCCGCGACCCACGCCTCGAGCTCGGGTGCGAGGACGATCAAGGGCTTCGGCGGGGGCGGGGGCGGAAGCGCCGGGCCCGGTACGGGCATCGGCGGCAGAGCCGGCGCGACTGGTGCGGGGATGGCCGTGCCGGCCTGGGCTGCAAGGACGTCTGCGAGAGTGGGTGCGGTCATGGTGATCGGTGTATACGGCTCGATCGAATCGATCGCAAGAAGATTCTGATCGGCCAGGCAGTGATCGACGTACGCGCACGGGTGCCCCTTGTAGCGGTAGCACTCGGCTCGGTTGCGGTCCTGCTCGTCGAGCGGGCGCAGGTTCGCCTCGAGCATCGCCCGCGCCTCGACGTTGATCGCGGCGAGCCGCTCTCGGTCGTGGCTCACCACGCCCTCGTGCGTGACCAGGGCCGCGCCCGCGGGCGAGCGCTGACAGTACGTCCACGCCGCGCGGATCACCGGGAGCCGCAGCACCGGCCCGCCCCAGACCGAATACACGACGCGCTGCGCGTCTGCCTCGAGCTCGGCCGCGGTCTTGCGGTAGCGCAGCTGCCCGATCGTCTTGAGATCGCCGAGGTCGTACGCGTGGGTCGACGCGGCGACGTCGTCGATTTTGAACGTCCACGGCACGCCGTCGCCGAGCAGGTCGGCGCGCTCGACCTCGATCTCGACACCGAGCGCCTGCCCGGGGCGCGGCCAGTGCTCGATGCCGGCGGCGACGCACTGCCCTTCTTTGCTCGCGGCGATCGCCTCGGTCCAGATCGCGGACCGCAGCCAGTCCTCGCGGATCTTGTGCGCGCGGGTGCCGAACGCGGCCCACACGTTATCGGGCACCGGGTAGAGCTTGCGCAGGCGGCGATATTTCCACTTGCGCGGGCACGCGCGCCAGTCCTCGAGCTGTGTTGGGGACGCGTGCACCAACACGCCGCACGCGGCACACCGCACGCGGCCGAGGTCGCGGGCCCAGACGTGGTCGCAACTCGGGGCGGTCATGGCGACGCGTCGCCCTTCGACCGGATCACGAGCCAGAACAAGGCCGCGGCGAGCACGAGCACGATCATGCGACTACCTCTACCCCTTGATCTTCGCCGGCGCCACAGGAAAAGCAATCGCCAGCGTCGCCGCGATCAACGCGCTGACGCTGACCCGTTGCCGCCGCGCCTCGCGGATCAGCCGCAGGCGCAGCCCGAGCGGCACGCGGGACTGGACTAGGCTCGCGTTCTTGCGGCGGTTGATCTCGGTCTTGTCGAGGGGCGTCACGAAAGTAGTATACACGGGATCGTGATCGATCGTGCTACAGTCCTCACCATGCCGACCGAGGTGATGCCTTGAGCCCCACTCGCTTGCCTTGGCTCGACGCGCACGTGCCGGTCGTCGGCCGCTTCTGGGCTGTCGCTGCGCCGTGGGTTGGTCTCGGTGCGAACGTGATCCCGATGGTCCCCGGCGCCAAGTCGCCGGTGATCTCGGGCTGGGGCCGCGCCAAGGTGCAGCGCGGCGAGAAGGGATGGAACCCGCTTCACGACGACCCGCACAGCTTCGCCGAGCACGGCTCGCCCCCGATCCCGCCCGAGGTCCTCGGCGATTGGTGCCGGCGCCACGCCGCGAGCAACGCCGCGATCTTGCCCGCGTCGTTCGGCTGCACCGTGATCGACGTCGACAAGCCCGAGCGTCTCGACGACGTGCTCGCGGTCTGCGGCTCGACCGAGTTTCGCACCTACTCCGGCCGCGTCGGGGGCGGCATCCATTTATGGTATCGCGGCGTGAGTCGAAGCCGCAACGGCATCACGAGCGGCGTCGACGTCAAGAGCACCGGAGGCTACGTGCTCGCACCGGGCTCGATCCACGCCGCGACCTCGCACGAGTACACCGCGAGCCCCGCCCTGATCGACGTGCTCACCTCGGGCCGCGTCGCGTTCCCGCCCTTGCACGAGCACTGGCGCCGCGGCCTCGAGCGCCTCGGCACGGCGATGATCAACCCGAGCCGCTTTGATCTGCGCGCCTTCGGCGAGCGCCTGACCTCGCGTGCGGGCCGGCAGTCGATCGGCCGTGCGCTTCGACAGGTCGCCGACGGGCGCCCGTTCTCGGACCCGGGCGAGCGTGACTCGGTGCTCTATCGCGTGCTCTGCGAACTCGCCGATGAATGGCCGCACGCGGACCCGGACGCGATAGCGGCCCTGTTCGGGCCGAGCGCCGACGCGATGGAGGCGATCGCCCCGTGCGAGATCCCGATCACCGAAGCGGTGTTGCAGAAGTGGGGCCGCATCACGGCCGACCGCGAGAGCCGCAGCGATGCCGCGGACGAGACCACGGGCGCGCGCCGGCGCGCGGCGTGGTCGTGGGTCGGTGTCGAGAGCGACGCGACCGCGCTGGTTGATGACGGTCCGCTCGTGCTGCACCGCGGCAAGTCCTATTACCTGCGCGTGGGCGAGTCGTGGGCCGGGCCGTTCTTGCGTGATGGTCTCACCGTCGACGTCCTCGGCGCGCTCGCGGCCGTGTACACGCTCGACCCGTTCGAGGACGTGGGCGCGCTGCTCGGCGCGCACGGCCGCGCCCTCGCCGACCTCAAGCACTCGCTGGCGTGCCGGGCTACGACGTACGACCCGAGCATCAACGCTCTCACCGTCGCGGCTGCGCCGGTCCGCACCGACCTCGAGCCCGAGCGCTCGCCGGCCGTCGAGCGCCTCGTCGCCGAGCTCGCCGGGCCCTACGCCTCGCAGCTCGGGCTCTGGCTCGCCGGGCTGCTGCGCACCGATCTCCCGTGCCGCGCCTTGATCCTATCGGGGGCGCCGGGCACAGGCAAATCGATGATCTTGCAAGGCGTCGGTCGGCTGTGGCCGCAAGGCGCGTCGAAGATGCGCGACGTCCTCGGCCGTCGATTCAATAGCGAGGTCACGTCGAGCGGCCTCGCCGTCGCCGACGATGACACGTCGTCGACCGAGACCGGGCAAGCCCTCGCCGCGTTCTTGCGCGAGGGCGTGAACGATCGCGTCCAACGCCTCGAGCGCAAGGGGCACGACGTGCAGCGCGTCGAGGGTTGCATGCGGTACGCGGTCGCCACGAACGACGCCGTTGCGCTGATCCGCGGCGCGGTGTCGTGGGAGCTCAACGACGAGAGCTTGCATGCGTTCGGCGATCGCGTGCTGCACATCCCGGTGGTCGGCCACTGGTCGCGCGCGTCGATCGACCCGCTCGACCTCGTCGAGGGCGATGCGATCGCACGCCACGTGCTGTGGCTCGCCGAGCTCGCGCGCGAGCACACGCCGGTCGATCGGTTCTGGGTCGGCGCGGGTGACCTCGAGCTGAGCCGGCTCGCGTGCGTAAGCTCGGGGCTGCGCGGCGATCTGCTCGTGCGCATCGCGCAAGAGGTGCAGATCGGCGGCTCGGAATGGTGCCGGGTCGACGAGATCCCCGGGCATGTCGTGGTCGACCCCGCGGGGCTGCTCGGTGCGCTGTTCCCCGCGCCGCGCGGGGCAGGCCTGCGTACGATCGCCGCCGCACTCGTCGGGGTCTCGGACGGGGTCGAGCGCCGGCGCGGGCCGGTTAGGGTCCATGCCGTCGCGCTCGACCTCGTGCAGTCCTACGCGCTACACGTCGGGCTGTAGCAGCCGCTCGGCTTCGGCGAGCGCGCGAGCGAGTCGCGTCTTTCCCGGGGTCCGCATGCGGTCCTCGCGGCGAACCAGTAGCGTTGAAGCGAGGTCGCCATCACCCACCCCCATCGCGCGCGCTGCCGCGGTGGCAAGGGCCAAGAGGCGGGCGAGTCGCTCAGCCGTATCGCGACCGCACTCCATCGACACCGCGTGGGCGTCGATCGTCGCCGATAGACGACCCACGATGACGATCGCACTCGACAGCAGCGCAAGCCACTCCACGCCGTCGCCGTCGCCGACGTACTCCAACGCCGGCATCGGCCCCGGATCCACGCCCCGCCGCGCGCAGTCGGCCCGGTACGCCTCGGCGTCCGATGGGTCTGGGATGCCGATGTACTCGACGCCCGGGACGATCATCGCGTCCGTGTCGCAGTCGCAGTAGTACTCGCCGTACGCCCACCGCGCCCAGTCGAGCCCGGACTCGCGGGCGAGCGCGGCGGCGATGCGCCAGGGGAGGGGCCAGGTGTTCACCGCGCACCCCCGATCCTCGCGACGAAGGCGTCGAGGTAGCCCGCGGCCCAGGCATGGCTGTCGCCCTTGAGCGCGTTCTCGCGGGTGGCCTGGCACGCTTGGGCGTCGGCCACGATCGCGAGCAGGGCCTCGATCGTGTCCTCGACCGAGCGTCCACCTCGGGCCTCGATCGCGGCGTAGACCTCGGGCGCGACGCGGACCTTGAGCACCCGCGGCCCGGCGTAGCGCCTCGGCCCCGGGACCCAGCCCGCGGCCTTGGCCAAGCGCCGGGCGTGGCGGGCCGTGACCTCGAGCTCGGTCGCGAGCTCGTCGATGGTTTTGCCCTGTTCTAGGGCCTGTGCAATGTAGGCGGGGGTGCTCACGGGGTCACCTCGGCGGCCAGGATTGTTAGCACCAAGGCCGCGCCCTGGGTCAGGTACGAGGCGTCGGCGGCGTCGGCGGCGGCGTCGGCGGCGTCGGCGGCGTCGGCGGCGTCGGCGGCGTCGGCGGCGCGGGCGGCGTCGGCGGCGCGGGCGGCGTCGGCGGCGGCGTAAGCGGCGTAGGCGGCGCGGGCGGCGGCCTTGGAGGCGGCGGCGTCGGCGGCGGCGGCCTTGGAGGCGGCGGCGCGGGCGGCGCGGGCGGCGGCGTCGGCGGCGTCGGCGGCGTCGGCGGCGCGGGCG